CTTGTTAAGAACACCTAAAACATCTTTTACTTTATCTAGTTTTGTGCTGATGTCGTCTAATTGCTTATAGTCGTTTTCACCTAGACCGAGTTCTTTAACTTTCTTTTGACCTTCTGCGTCTTCAGCTTTAAGCTCCTGTTCCTTTTCTGCGGCCTCTTGATTTAATTCTTTTAATCTATCTTTAAGCTCTGCCTGTTCTGTTTCGTCGGCAGATGCCATTTTAGCTTTTGCTACCTCCATTGAACTGTCAACTCTAGCTCTAGATAAAACTTTCTTTAAGTAGTTAGAAACTGCCATACCTTCTGCTTCATCATCGATTTCTTTTGCAGCTTCATCTGCAGCATCCATCTTCTTTTGTATAGTATCTTCAAACTTTTCGATATTATCTTTAAACTTTTCTTTGAATTTAGCTATTTGATCGCCTTTCATACCTTTATCTTTAAGTTGGGCGATCTTTTCATCCAACTCTTCGTTCTTTTTAGCGATCATTTCTTGAGCTTTAGTCTCGGCTTGTGCAGCTTTTACTTTAAGGTCTGTAGCTTTCTTTACAGTCTTTTTGATTTTAGGTCTTCTAAATAAGAAGTCGATAATTATATTAGTCTCTTCAGCAGCCTCTTGTATCATAGCTTCAGTTAATTCAACCTCTTTATTTGATACACCTTCCTCTTCGCCAACTAATTTCTCGCCATCTTTCTCGTCTTCCTTAGCCGGTTCACCCATTTTCATTATCTCGTCTTCAATTTCCTTGAAGCTAGCATCAATATCTTTACCGAAACCTTCGATATCTATTTTAATACCAAATTCATCATCAGTAGCAGGCATCTCTTCGATTTCAGCTTTGTCTTCTGGACCATGGGCAGCTTTCTTTACTTCAGCAGATTCCTCTACATCATCATCGTCATCGTCATCATCGTCGTCACCCATGTCTTCTTTATTATCGGTTGATGCCATGTTATCTTCAACTTCCTCTTCATCGTCTTCAGGCATATTCGCCAGCTCATCTTCATTCTCTAAGAACTCAGAATAAGATTTGATTGCTTGATATTCTAAAATAGAGACTACTCTCGTGCCTTCAGTATAGGCTTGATACGCTTCAAATAAAGCAAGATCTACATGTGGGATTGTTTCAGTGTTTTCATCAGAAAAACTTTCAAATACCGGTTTAACACCATTTGACTTACATTTTGCAATATAGGTATCAAAAACTGGAATAGTAATTTTCATAACTAGTTATTTTATTTGTTTGATATTCTATATATCAGACCCATAGACAATAAAAAAGCGCTCCGAAGAGCGCTTTTAATATAGTTATCTAATTAGATTAGATCATTGCATATTGACCGAAGTTAATACCAAGCGTGATGTAGTAGATTTGCGGGAAGAAACCAGCTTCTACTAGAGCATAACGTGATTTAACTGCGATTTTTGGAGCCATTGTACCTTCTGCGATAGTTTGTACAGACTCTGCCATCAAGTAAGGCATGAATACCAAACCTGGAGAGTTAGCATCACCTTTTCTACCGATACAGATACGTGTGTCAGTCCATGCCATGTTAGGATCAACATAGATGTTAACACCTGCGATAGAACCGATTGGGTAAAGTGAACCAGCAGCTTGACTTACTGTGTTGCTAAGTGGGTAAGGTACGAAACCAGCGATGTCTTGTAGAGCTGAAGCAACTTGACCGTTTGTAACAGCGAAGTTAGCAGCACCACGACGACCGCGGATTGCGATAAGGTTAGCAGCAGCCAAGATCTTACTCATAATCTTACGTTGTAGTGTACCGCTGTTATCACCGCTGGTAGGAACAACTGAAGTTGTAGTAATAGAGATATTGTTGTTGCTGTATGCACCTTTACCTAGTGCGATAGCAGTTGTTGTAGATGTAGCCGCAATGTACAGGTTAAGGTTAGTACCATCGATACTGTTAACTTGTTGAGCGTTTGTAGCACCTAGACGGAACAATCTTTCAAGAATGTTCTTGTTGATAGTTTGAGTCAATTCATTGATAAGAACTGCTTCAACTTGAGCAACTGCATCGATACCATATTGCTTAAGGTCTTGTACTTGTTCACGAGTTACAGCAGCTGCAACTTGTACAGTGCTAGCAGCAACTGACTTGTTGAACAATTGTAGACCCATTAGGTTCTCCTTAGTAGATTCACCTTCTTCTCTCAAATATGGATCGTTAGATGTCATATCACCTTCTAAGAAACCGCGACCTGAGAAACCAGAGATGTGATCTTCTAGAGCCTTAACCAATTCTGGTGTAGCTTGTGTATCAGCGATATCACCTGTGTTCAAAGCATCACCTGAAGTAGAACTTACAATATACCAAGTATTTGCAGAGCTAAATACATCAGCTAGTGTGTAAGATGATGATGTTAGGTTACCAGTGCTATAGTTTTGTGGCCAAACAGCAGATGTTTCTTCAGCAGTTTCAACATAGAACATTGCATAACCATCAATACGTGAACGACCAATAAAAGTTAATTTATAAGGTACGACCTCACCTGAAGATGGAATAGAGTTGTTGTTACTGATGTAGAACACCTCATTAGCTACAGGCTCATAAGTAAAGAAATCATAAAGATCGGCTTTAATTGTGATAGGAGCTGTACGACCGTCTGCACCACCTAGACCGTTAACCGCTTGAGAAGGATCTGCAAAAGCACCACCTGCATAAGGGAAGTCAAGGTAAGTTAACATACCGAATGGTCCACCCATTGGTACTACTGGAACAAGGTCTAGACCTACAGTTTGAGCAGCAACTTGCATAGCAAGTGGAAGTAAGCTGAATGGCTTATCACCTGAACCTGCGGTTTGTGCTGCGAAGTCAACGTTAAGACCAGGAGCACCAGGTGCAAATACTGGACCCATGCCTGGAACGTTCATACCTGGATTCATGTGAACGTAGTTGTATACGCTTTCGTTCAACATACCAGAGTCTTCTGCTAGTTTGTGGAAGTGGCAATACTTCGACATCCACTCAAGCTTGTTGGTATCGTGAATACCAGTTGCGCTTTCGATGATTGGAGCCCATGTAGCTTTAACTTCCGCTTCGTTAATCATTTGTAACATTTTGGAATTGTTTTTTTGTTTTTATTTGTTTTTGTTATTTCTTGGTGTATTTTGCAAATCTGCCCTCTAGCTGAGACTTAAAACCTTCTAGATATTCATTATTTACTGCAGATTTCTCATCAGCTGCTGCAACCTTAGACTCATTGATACGCTCAAGTTGAACTTGAGAATTTCTCAAATCTCTGGTTGACCAGAAATTAGCAATTAAGTAATCAGTTGAAAGATTGTAACGAGTAGACTCTACAATAATTTCATTTTTTCTAGATTCAGATAGTTTAGACCATTTCTCTATGTATTCATTAGGCATATGCTTAATGAAAGCTGGAGTATTATCTACTACCTCGGTTTTTACGCTCTCATTAATTGGTTGTGCGTCACCATTGTTTCCTGCTGTTTGCTTCTGAGCAGATTCGATTAAAAGTTGTAGTTTTTCAGAAATAGTCTTCTTATAGTCAACATTTTCTGTAACAGTATTATTAGTTGGTGCTGAAGTATTGTTATTAGCAATTTGATCTTCCTCATTTACACCAGTTAGTCTTTTATTTAGTTTATCTAGATTCTCACCTATATAGTTACTATAACCACCGACAGTTTCTAGATTTTCTTTTAGATAATCAGCGAACTTCACTACATTGTTTAGACCTTCTGTTAGATAATCATTGTGCTGTGCTAACTTATCCATGTTCTCAGAAAGATAGTTAGAGAACTCAATAATCTTCTCTGACTTTTCTGCGATTGACTCCGTGTACTGAATACCTTGATCGGCCTTTTCAGCTACATAGTTCATGTACTTCTCCATGTTATTAACACCTTCAACAATATGATCGTTGTGTGTAATTACATTATCAAGATTCTCAGCTAAGAAATTAGTATAGCCATGAAGTTCATTTACCTTTTCTGCGATATGCTCAGCATATTTAACAACACCTTCATTAGCATTGTTATTTGTAATTGATTCTTTAACAGAGCTAAGTTGCTCATGTAATTTAGCCATTTCGGTAGCTAAGTATTGCGTGTACTTATTAAAGTCCTCATTCTTGATATAATCAGACATGCTATTTGGAGAATTATTTTCTATTATGTTATATTTATCGTAATCAAAATTGCCAGGTAGCTCAAAAAGCTGTACGTCACTATCAGCATCTAAACCGAATGACTCGTTTACTCTTTTAAGTTCTGCGTTCTCAAATCCAGGATCTGCTACTAGGTCATAGGTAAAAAGCTTCTTGATCTTAACGTGACCATTGCTTTCTACTACACCTGCAGCTCTGCTTGAAATATGGATAGGAACACCGGCATCTACTAAAGCTTTAGCTTCACGGCCAGCAGAAGTGTTAAGTAGTCTAATACGACCTCTTACTTGCTTACTGTTCTGATCATACTCAAGATTTTCAATAACGTGTGAAGCATTCTTAAGAGATATGTCAAAGTTTGAAGGATGATCTAACTCACCTAAAAGTTTACCACTTTTAATTTTTTCCTGTAAAGACTTGATCTGAGGTACATATTCACTCTCGTCATAGATGCGGTTATTCTTGTTCTTAACGCCAATTTCGCCGAAAACACCTTCTAAAACGTATTCGCCACCCTCGTTTTGAAAGGAAAGCTCGTTACTAGAACGCTCTACTACTAATAAGTATTGATTATTTGCCATATTTATGTTGCGCAATTTTTTGTATATATTTCATGTTTGGGGTATTTCTACGGGATTAGATCCCTAGACCTCCAAGACCGAGATCGTCTCCTCCGCCTTCTTCAGCCTTTTTCTTCTTTTCTGCTTCTTTATCCTCTTTGGTTTTTAGGTTTTGAGCTAGATCGCTAGGATCCATTTTCAAATACTTTTTAACTAACCAATCTAGATCAAAGTATGGGATGTCATTCATGTTCTCGTCTGTCTCTACTAGATTATCTTTAAGTGCACTAATAAAGTCTAGGCGCTTTTGCATAATCTCCATTGTCTTTAATTCGTCGAACATATTATCTTTATTGTACTGAACTGAGATCATTGACTTAAGATTTAAGTCTTTCTGGAGTTCAGGGAATTTAAGACATACTTGAATGTAAAGTGGTTTAACAAGAAGTTCTTGGAAAGATGAACGTAATCTATTGATGAACTTACTAAATTTAATCTCTTCTCTGATAAGACCTTCTGCAGTCATTTCGTATGTAGCAGGGCTGTCTTTATCGAAACGGCTGAATGGAATTTTAGAAGCCAACTTCAATTTATCATGGAAGTATTTAAGTGCGTCAGTATCGCTAAGATCTGGACCGTCATTTGCAAGAGTTTCAATTTCAGGTTGCTCGCCATCTTTAGAAGGTAACCAGTATTCTTTGTTGAAGCTCATCATTGGTTTACCGTTTACATGCATTGAACCTGAATCAAAATCAAAGTCAACAATCTCACGGTAGTTATTCATTAGCTGACCAAGTGATTGACGTGCTCTTGTTTTAGATTTACCACCTACTGGGATTAAGAATTTCATTCTATATGAAGCGTTCATTGTAGCCCAGATAACTCTTGTATGCTCCATGATACGTAGAAGATTGAAGGCTCTGACAAGGCGCTCTACGTAAGATACTCTTTCGTTTGTGGCGACTGATGAATAAGAGAGATAGATTACTTGTGAATCGTAAAGCTTTCTTTGTTTAACTGGATCGTTCTTATGTTGATACCAGATTTTCTTATTCGTCTCTTTATCGACAGCAGGCATCAGGGAAACTGGATCAATTTCTTTGAAACCAATAATCTCAGACTGATCGTCATTATAGATAATTTCAAATGATAAGTAGCCGTCAATCAACCATTTGCGGAAATAATACCAACCTGATTGGTCTTGAGTAAAACCAAAGTATTGATAGATTTGATTGTATGCTGTAACAATATATTTTTGAACGTCTTCAGATAGACCTAAATGTGATGCATCTGGATACGCAAAATAGTTTTTACTATCATATACAACGGCCTCGTCGCATAATGTATCTAGAATATCTTCGATTTCATCTTGAGTAGCGAACTTTCTAAGCTCTATTCTTTTCTGCGGATATTGTTGTATGAAAAAACTGATACTCTTTTTAAGAGTTGTATCAGCCATTGATAATGCTGCGAATGGGTACCAGTAGTCTTCATTTTCTAGACCGTACGGGTTAATCATGGTATAACCGAAACGATCCTCTGTAACACCAATTGCTTGCGAGTTACGGATAATCATATCGTCATACTTCATCCCTAAACTACTAAGATTCTGTAACGATTTTGAAATCGAGAATCTTCTACTAAAGGGTCCAAATCTGTCTAGAAATCCTGCCATCTAATTACTTTTTCTTGTTTATATATTTGCTATACCCAGACTCTACCTTTCTGATGTCCGTCTTCTTTATTTGTGCTAAATTAAGAAGCGGTACATACTTCCAACCCTCAGCTGAGACCGCCTTTGTGTTTTTTCTTTGATTAGTTACATATCTTTTAATTGCATATCCAAGACCTGCTTTATTTAGAAATGCTAATATAGTGTCAGCATTAAAAGATAGAATAGGTTTTTGTTTCTTTGCCTGGCCAGGTGCTTTAGCCTCCTGTTCTTGTATTTTAGATAGAAAGTTTTTGTATATCTTATCTAAAACTTGTAACTTTACCTTCTGTGGTAAATAATTAAGGTTAATACCTACATCGTTACCATCTACTCTGCCTAGACTTAATACTACTGGATTTGCATCCCATTGTTCTAATCTTTCCATAGTAACCGGATGTTCATATCTAAATATGTAAATTTTACCGGGTTGAAAGGGGCCTGATGTAGATTGTATACTTTTATCACCACTACTTTTACCTACAGTTTTATACCATTCGTCAGCGGCCATTCTAGCATTGTCTAGACCTCTAGCATTTTGTACAAAGTTCTTAACCTCATCTGAAAGCTGACCCATTATTTAAGTGATTTTTCAGTTAGTATTATGTATTCCATTCCTATACTTTCTGCAACTTTCTTGGCTGCTTCAGCCTTGTGTTTGTTTTTTACAAATTCATTTGCTGCGTACTTATAATTATTAAGTGCCTTTTCTGTAACTCTCTTCGGTGCAGTAGGGGCTTTTAATAGAGAAGATGGTTTAATTTCAACTAGGTACTTTTTTTCAAGGCCGTCTTTAGTTTTAACCTTCATAAAAAAGTCTATGTAATAGTTGTGGAACTTTTTAGTGATTGGGTTATAATACTTGATTTTAACGGCTTCTGAACTCCAGCTTAAAACATCCGTATTTTTATCACAGTAAACCATAAACTTATATTCCCAACTAGATCTGTATATTATTGGTTTTGGTCCAATATATTTACCATTAAGTTCCTCGTAGAAACCTTGTTTAAACTGACCTCTTTTGGGTTTTAAGTTTTTGATTGACATTAGATTGAATATATGCCTTCAGAATCCATACCACCATTGATACTAATTGTACCACTGTATTTCTTAGGATATAATTTATTCCAGCCTTTAGCGTATCCCTTTTTAGCAATTTCAGTAAAGTACGCGAAAGCATTTTTATATTTAGGATTGAAACCTCTCCAGTATTTTAAGAGATCTAACATTGCAAAAGCAAGGCAGTCTTTCTTATCATCTTGATCAACATATTTCATTTTTGTGATAGCACGCTCTGCTAAAAGCATTAGCATTTTTTCAGCAGTAGGTGTAAGCTTGTCCTGTTCCTTTGATTTTACAATCTCGTCATAGAAGTCTTTGTTATTAAGATAATCTTTTTTTCTTTTTGATTTCGGCTTAACCTGTTTAGATTTAATCTCCTGTTCGATTTCTAGTGCTATCATATTTATTGGTTTATCATGACTTTCTAATCCGTCTTGTAATTCAATCATTTAATTTATCTTATTTTATACACCTATATAAGGGTAAGTTTCAAAACACAAAAAGCGGACATATAGTCCGCTATTTGAAAATTATTCTAATCCTGATAGATTAAAGAAGTGTATTAAATTCTTTCTGGAATTTTTCGATTTCTTCAGTAAGAAGATTGTGTGCCTCAGTAATATATTCATTCTTATTATCTAATTTACCTAGATTATTACGCTCTTCCTTAAGGAAGTTAATTCTATCAAGTAAATCATTTTTCTTTGATTCTACTACTCTTTGTGTTTTAATTTCTTCAGACAACAGATCTTCAACAAGTGGTGTTATATCATAATTGATAAACTCTTTTACTATTTCAACCGCCTTTGTAGCATTTTCAACTTTGAAAAACTCATTTAAAGCCATTGCTTTGTTTATCTTATTAATGTAGATACTTTCTCCGATTCTCATGATATTAGCACTTAAACCTTTCTTATGTCTATGTTCAATGCTGTTTACGAAATCAAGTTCTACAAATTTGTCAGCGTGCTCATAAGCTGCTACTAGCAAATCTGTTTTATGCATTTCATTTAGATCAAAATGACATGTTGATACTAGAAGATTTTTAAGCTGTGACTTTTCACTGAATGCTAATTCGCGACCATCTACAAAAAAGTTTCTACCGTTTTCATTTAGTTGAATTTCATATGTGTGCTTACCTTTATAGAAGGTCATTTTGTTTTCAGAAAATTTAGCATTCTCTTCTACAGCAATCATTGTAAGATAAGCTGCTCCGATTTGACGGGCATCAATTTTAGAAATTTGACCGTCATGTAATTTGAAAGTAGAACCTGATACGTGGAATACATGACCACCTTCATTTTCTATTACTGGAGAAAATTTCTTAACTACCGAATGCTCAGTTGTTGAATTACCGGTAATAGTTAAACTGTTAACGTGCTCAACGATAGCTTTAATCTCTGGGATCCATGTATGTGAAGCTAATTTATACTTAACAGCTTCTCTGATTTCAGATTCAGAAAGACCCATAAGCTCTTCCATTACTGGATACGCTTGAGAGAAATATGCATTTCTATTAGAAGTCTTTAACTTAGTATAAGCTTCGTCTAATTGAATTGTAATTACATTTTCGTTTAAGAATGCTGTAACTTCATTTATTACTTTAGATATAGGCTCCATCCACATGTAATCTTTAGTCTCGTTGATTAGACCTTTTGCGATTACAGGGTGTGAGTAATTAGAACTATTTGCAATTGTCATATACTTTTCAATAATTGACTTAAGTGAAGATGTATGAAATGAGCTAGACATGCCTTCAGTAATAGTCTTAAGATCTTTTAATTTACCCTTAAGATCTAGTTTCATCTCTGTATTCTTAGAGTTATCTTTCATTGATTTTGCCTTTTGTTTACCAATAAGCATGTTAATGTTTTCAGAAAGTTCTTTTACCGTCTTCTTAAGAGACTCATCTTCTGATGAAAGGGCATCTAATTTATTTAATACCTCTTTGCTGGCTTCTAATTCTTCTTTTAGTTCCATTTTTATAACTGTATTTTGTGTTTGTTTTGGTATATAGCATTCAATAGCTTCATAAGCCTTTTGTTTATCTACACCGATCATATTAAGAACGTTATAGATAGTTTCTTGATTCTTACCTGACTCATGGAGTACTAAGATAAGGTCTCTAAGATTATTTGACCCAAAGTTATCAGCTGGGTTAGTATATGCTAAATTTAAGCCTTCGTTTGTATTAGACATGTTAAACCTATAATTTTTATTATATATTGCGTGTTACGAGTTAGTTCTATTGAATGCATCATCCCCATCTTGTATGATTAAACCCTTATCTTTCTCGATGTTTGGTACAACATATACCTCGTTTGGTATGTTAAACATTCTATTGCCATTGAACTGCTCATCACTCTTTTCAAAGGATGGGATAAATGAAAGCATCTCAATTGAGAAAGTAATAGTATAAATCTTTTCATCTGTAAAGCCAAATTGCATTGGTCTTTCTAATGCTTGATCTTCCGGGAATTTGTAATATGAAGCTAATCTAAATGTACCTTCCTGTGATGCACCGACATCCACATTAAATTGATTATTCTTATAGAGTGTTTTGAGTAATGATTCTGCTATCTTAAATTGATCTAAATTACTATCAACCTTGATTGTGCAATCGAAGTTTATAGTCACAGGTATCATTTGAAATTGTGAGATAAATGATCTTATGGTTTGATCGGGCATTTCTTTAACATAAGTACCTCTAACATACTTATTTATAAGTGATGCAGAGTCTACATTTAAGCTCGTCATGTTAACGATGCCTATGGGTAGTTTATTATAGTTACCCATTGCCCTTTGATTATCAGGGTCTAGTAAAACATCTTGCAGAAAGTTATCATATAAAAAAGCTTCGCTACCAGTCACTGCATAGTGAAAAGGTATTTTAACTAACTCTCTATTATCTTCGGTTCTTTGTATATGGTAAAAAACCTTATTATTCAAGTCAGCTAATAAACCAACTATGATATGTCGGATGACACTGTCGTCTTTGTTAAATTTCAGATTGTACGTAGCCATTATGGGCTATATATTCTAGTTGATTGTTTCAACTGTAAACTTGCTGAAGCCGTTGTCCTTGTATATTTCTATCTTCTTATCGAATATCTCCTGGGGCAGTACTGTGTGGTTGATAACAAAAGTATTAAGGTTATTCTCCTTAATGACCTTATTTAATATCTTAAGTATACTATAGACACCATCTGCATCAACTGAGCTAAATATCTCATCTAGGAATAAGATGTTCAATTGCGGAAATCTTAACTTCAGTAATTTGATTATGGCAATGACTATGATAAAGTCGGCCTTCTTTCTTTCACCAGTACTTAAAGTTTTTGGATTAACGTCTTCACCTAGGTGGTTGATTATACAATTGAATTTATCGTCAAATCTTATATGGAAGCTTAAGTGCATTTCAGAAACCATTTGGGCTATTGACGTGTTAAGACCTGGTAGAATTGTCTTAACTGCCATGTTCTTAACGCCGTCTTCACCTAATATCATTTCCATTAACGACATGAAGTTGTCTTCGTCGTATCTTGTCATTGCAACAAGATTCTTTTTAGTCTTATTGTTTTTGAACTCATCTACAAGACTTGTAAGTTGAGCAAACTGACCAGTTGAATTGATACCGTTTGACAAAGAAACAAGCTCAGCTTTTATAGAATTGATTCTAGAGTTTAGGTCCCATATTTTACTTGATACAGTGCTCTGTTTCTTTCTGTTTTCATTAAATTCAGATTTAAGATTGTTGATATCCTCTTGTATCTGAGATATTACAGATGGTAATGAAACCGCTATATCTTCATTTTGTTGCTTTATATGTAAATGGATGCCTTCGTCTAGAGGTGATTCACATGTTGGGCACTTTTTGTTTTCGTATAGCTTAAGTTTCCTTTTTGCATTATTTAGAACCTCATTGTTCTCACTTAGCTCGCTATTCTTAGATGAGATCTTGTCTTCTATCTCGTCATGTAATGTGGTTAACTTAGAACTAGCATCATCAAGCTTTTTCTTATCGGCAGAAAGAGCAATTGCCTCTTTTTTAAGTGAATCAATCTTTTCTTTATTTTCATCCGCAGATATTTTCTCAAGCTCGTCAATCTTATTCAATGTAGAAGTGATACTGGCATCGATTGCTCTCAACTCATCTTCGATTGATTTAAGATCGTCTTTGATTTCCTTTTTAATCTCTTTGACACGGTTGTACATGTCATTGATAATAGAGAAACCAAATAATTTATCCACGATGTTTCGCTTGTCCTTTGGGCTCATCGTTAAAAATGACTTAAAGTCATTTACAGATAATATGATAATGTTCTTGAATACATGATAAGGTATTTCGTAAACCTCATTTTCAAGATAGTCTTGCACATTACTCATACCTGCTTGGTCTAATTCTAAACCATCTACAGAAGCTGTAAACAACTTTGGGGCAATACCTCTTTCAACTACTACTGATTTGTTACCACACTTCAATTTAATACGGACCCAAAGGTTCTTGTTGATCCTGTTAGGAAGATCAGGTAGATTAAAGTCTTCTAGCTTACCATACAGCCCATATATGATGGCGTTTGCTATAGTAGATTTACCATAACCGTTACCACCTAGAACCAGATATAAAGAGCTTTTGTTGTTGTCGAACTCTAGTGTCTGTATCTGATTGCCGTATGATGCAAAATTCTTAAATGATATCTCTTCTATTCTCATTCCGCCTTGTATTTGTTGGTACAGTCTGTGTATAGTTTATTGATTGTAAGCTCAAGTCTTTTCTTGTCATCATCATCGATGTTCATGCTTTCAATAAACTTATCACAAAGGTTAATCACGTTAAAATTCTTGTAGCCGTTTTGTATCTCTTCAGAGATTAAATCTATATCGATGTATGTCTTCTCATCATAGATGTTTGGCTCTATCTTTCTAGCTTCAGCTTGTACCATCGACATGAAACCTGAAAGATTATATTTAATAGGAATGTCGGATGCAATATAAAGATCGACAAAATTATTTCTCATCAAGTCTTTAATCTCATCGATTGTTTTATCCAGTATCTTAGTAAGATTTAACTTAACGAATTTTGGAGTATAATTATTTTCAATGAACTGATGCTCACCTGTTTCAAAGTCTAGTAAGAATACACCTTTTGCGTTATCACCATCTGAACGTGTCATTTGATAGGCATTACCTACCATGACAACGTTTTTATTGCGCTGTGCATAATGTATATGACCAGAGTAGACTCTTTTATATGCTGCAAACTTACCGACAGGAGTCCCATGCTCTTGCTTAGATTTTTTATTAAGCATCAAGCCTTTCATTTCACTATGTGAAAAGATATAGTCGGCTTTACCAGAGTACTTCTCTAGATATTCAGCTTCGACCTCAGGTGTTGAGCACCATGGCAACATCAAACATTTGGCTGTACCGAAATCTACGACGTGAGGTTGCTTATAGACATATAGATTTGGAATAAACTTAAAGCTGTCAAGTGAAGATACATCATTGCTGTGCTTGTAGTAGATATCATGGTTACCAACAATGATATGTGTCTCGATCATTTGAGAAATTCTAGTGAACAAATCAATAGCGTAGTTGTTAAACTTTAGGTTAACAGACTGTCTGTTGTCGAATACATCCCCAAGTTGTATCAGCACATCACCTGGCCTAACATTTTCTTTAAGCATAGGTATAAAGAAGTCTTCGAAATAACTTTTCGTAATCTCGAACCATTCCATGCTACTGGCTCTTATACCGAAATGTATATCACCTAGAATGAATATGCGTTTTGCCATTTAGAATAATTTACGAATACCCTTTTTATCTAAGATATTTAATTTCTTATCCAGTTCCAGTATCAACTCTTCTTTAGCTGCATTGCTCAAGGAATTATAAAATTTATTCGGTGCAACATCTAAAAAATCAGACAGCGTAGAAAAAATTTCTGTTTTACTATATCCTTTTATATTTTGGCTAATGTACAAATATATTTCATTTATACCGGACTTACTTAATTTTTCATCATTCACTTCAGAGTATGTAGCAAAATCTGAATATTTACTGTTCTTGATTAAGACTTCTATTTTTTCAAATAGAATTGCACTATGTATGCTATCATCTATACCCTCGTCGGTTTCATATGTTGACTCAACTTTAAAATTTATTGATTGAGTTTCATATTCAGACTCCTCGAATTTATTATCAAATATCTTATCTCTTTTTGTTCTCATATTTTAGTTTATTCCAGAGCTTGAAGTCTCGTTAGTTTCATTCAATCTCATATAATCATAGTTTATAGTGAATTTGCACTTTAAGTTTTTACCTTCTCCATCTCTTATCTTTAGGATCTTTAACCAGTACTCAAATTCAGAGTGCATTAACTCATCTTGTATGATTGCATAAATCATATCGGCAGTATGTGCAAGACCTGCTGATTCAGATATATCTTCCATTCCGATGTCAGTTGAGTTATAAGCACCTCTTTTAATCTGTGTTGCAGTAACTATTAACCATTTATTTCTATCAGCCATTGCCCTTAAGTCTTCGGCGATTTGTTTGATTTTCAAATACGTGTTCTCACTATTTGGATTTCTATAGTTAGATAAAATATTGATGTAGTCGATTACTATTGCTCTTAGCTTGATACCACTTGTTTCCTCAAGGTCTAGTAAATAGTTCTCAATATCAGGCACCGTTGCTTGACTTGTAGGAAACTTCTTAACGAATAATTTACCAGGTGGCAGCAGACCATCACCGACGGTCTCAAGTTTTCTTTTTAAGTATACTGGATCTTTAGACTTAGTGTCGTATTCAGACATACTGATATTAAGGAGGTTTGCACCGACCCTTTTAATAACCTTATGGCCAGCCATTTCAGCTGTTATAAATACAGTGTTGTAACCAAGTCTTACATAGTTAGCAGCTTCATTAGCCAACCAAATAGATTTGCCAACGTTCTGCTCACCTGCATAAACTATAAGTGAACATGGGTCATATCCACCATTCGTTACTCTATCGATAAATGCATATCCTGAAGATATCTTATCTGATGTATGTTGTATGTGATGTTCAGGGTTAAAGAAGTCTAGACCAAGATCTTTATCAAAGTTGATTTTGTTTCTATCATTGATAGTTTCTCTAAACTTTGAAATAATAGATTCAACATTATCTGGAGAAACATTTGCAGTCTTAACATATTCAATACCATCTATAAGACTTTTATCAAAGTTTCTCCATTTAATCCATGACTCAGCGGTTGATTCCAACCAATCTTCATCATAGTCGCTTAGGTTAACATCATATACCGTTTCAATTACATTGTCTGTAACTTTATCCTTGGCTTTCTTTGAGTTCTGAACCAGTAATTTCATTTGAGATTGAGATGGTGTCTCATTAAATTTCTCATAAAACTTCTGGGCCAAAAAGGCCATGATGTCAATGTCAGGATTAGTAAAAAAACCTTCTTTGACGATAGGTAAATACTTGGGTTGCTTTATGCAAAAATTAAAGAATAATTTTTCATAATTGGAATTGAACTGCATATTAAATGAAATCGTTTTTAAGTACTTTATATGTAGTGCTATCCTTTGTTTCTCTTGTTACATTAACGTAACCATCATGCACTAAACCATTAAGTGATACAATGATAGTATCTAGATACTCTTGACCTAGTTTCTTGACAACAAAGTTATCAGTAAACGTTATCTCACCAGTTCCCTCTTTCTCGTAATGGCGCTTAATAATAAAGTATAAGATATCTTCACCCGTAGGATATCCTGGCATGTCTTTGTGCATGCCTAGGATATACTTGAGTTTTATTTTACTTGTGTTAAACATTATTCTGAGTCATCTTCAAAAATAGTTTCTTCATCGATATCAAAATCATCAATACCTGCGTCTTCTATTCCGTAATTAAACATAGGTTGTATGTGTGCATCGATTGCATCAATAACTTCCGGTGTAAATACAGTGTCTGTAAAGAACTCTGTACCGTCTACTGTTCTACCTAAATGACGTACTACAATTTTATTAGATGAATCAGATGGTTCGAAATACTTAGTAGTGATTTCACCAGTTTCAGTATCTGTATATGAAAATGGTACTAAACCGATCTGATCCTTTTCTTTAAGCTTACCGTATTCCTTTTCAGAATATACATATCCTTTCTGGATTCCACATGTGTCCCATGAAATGTAATTCTCTAGGCCAACATATTCATTCATGCCTTTATTGAAAGGTATTTGGAATTTAATTGAGGTTGGTTTAGCAAATCGGTTTTTATTTGGACGTGCTGTTACGATGATACCAGTCTGTTCAGTTACTTTCTTACCATCTACTTTCTTAACCTCTTTTAATTTTGCTTTGCTTAAGAATAGGATAATAGATGCTGCGTATTCTGGACCTGTACCACCGCCTGCTTTTGCTTCTGGATAAAAGTCCTGTGTCATATAGACGTGGTTGCTAAAGATAAATGTTGCCTTGATCTCTGCCATCTTATTCATGATGATACGGAAGATAGACTTCATTTTCTTAGATCTAGACATATCTGCCTTATCAGAACCTGAAATTGCATCATCAACCTCTTTCTTAGAAGCAAGGTTACCTGCTGAGTCTAATACAAATAGGATACGCGGAATTTCATAACCACCTCTCTTTGCATCGATAAGTGTTTGACATGTTTGAGTTACAATAGTTCTAAACTCTTCAACTGTACCGATTGGTTCGTAACGAACTTTACTGGTATCAATACCGAATTTAACCATCTGCTCTTTATCAACTGCGTTTTCTGAGTCGAAATAGATTACATAGTAACCTTCTGTAATGTGATGCTTAACAGTATTCAAGATTAAGTATGTTTTACCGGTACCTGATGGTCCTGCTAATGCTATTGAACGATTGCTAGGATATCCCTTACGTAATGAACCGGTAAGACATGCATTCAGATGGTAATTACCACTGTGTATAAATCTATCGATTTCACTAAATTCACTAATTTCCATTACTGAACCGAGTGAACTTGTTTTTGCAAGTTCTTTATTTAGATCGTCAAAACTAAATTCACCTTTTGCTTTTGTTGTTTTTGCCATTTTATATTTTATTTTAGAATAATGCTGTAGAATATATCAAATTTCTATCTAATGTTTTCATGCCGATTGCTGACAGTACACGATTAAGAGGATCGATCATGCATTTTTCGAATTGCTCTTCATAATCAATAGGAGGTGCAAATTCATAGGGATGTGATCCAGCTTTGAATGCAAATACATTACAGTCTTTATCAGTAGTATGATACATCTTTAACTTCTCGGCGTTATCAATCAATTGATACTTATTCTTAAACTTCGAACCGTTAAGTAAGAAGTTATAATAACCTGCGGATCTTACGGTCATTGGGCACCCAGAAGCAAATTCAAAAGTATCAACATCGCTGACGATATATTTTTGATAGTTATTCATTTTAAGGTTATAGCAAATATCTTCAATGTTTGCAACCTTAAATTCTTTCTTTGCTTCTTTTAGAAATTGTACAATTTCAGAAAGCTCTAGGTCATCTTTACCGAGTATAAGCTTGATAGCATCATTAAGTCGCTTTCTTGCAAATAACGGTGTCGATGATTGAATAATCTCAAAACCTTTAGTCTTGATTTTTGTCAATGGGTCATAATGATTACCAGGATCGGCCCATACAATATTCTGGATGTATTTTTTCTTAGCTAACCATATTGCATTTTTAGCAATTGACTCAAGCTCAAAGTCTAAGAAATTTTCTGTAGCATAACCATCAGCATACTTCTGGAGTACTTTCTTAATATAGTCGTTCAGACGGTATTTGTAAATGTCACTGATGAAATCCTTTTCAGAGCCGACCCATGTTGATTTAGTAATAGCTTCCTCAAATGATAAGTAGCAGGAATCGGTATCAATATAGATTACAACAGGCTTAAGAACTTGACCCTTAACTTCAATACCAAGCTTTTCATGCAGCTCCTTGTCTTTATGCCAGAACTCGGTAAAATAAGTGTTCACCATCTTTTCTGTGTAAAGGATCGCATTCTGGCCTTGTAGAGTAATACTTTCGGCAATATTGATATTAAAGAAATAAAAGTACTCATTACCGAAGGCGCCGTAGATAGAATTAAGGATTCGCTTAACAGACTGTTCTTGATTAAAGAATTGGTTAATTAAATCTTCAGTATCTTTGTATTTTTGCTTAAGCTCTTCTGATGTTAATTCGTCTAAATTCATATTAGTCATTTGAACAAACTGATACTGTCAATAACGTATTGCTATCTTTTGATTTGAAAATTAGTTTATTAGGACAGACAGAAACTGTGTATGCTTCTTTATCTAAGAGGCTGAAGTATTTTTTATACAACATTACTTCAACACCGCTTTCGACAGATGATGCATCAGTCTGTGTAATTTTAGCATCATAAGAGTCACCCTTGATTCTTACTGCATCATGTGTATACTGGATCTTGAATGTATCAGAGTCTTTATCTAGATTAAAAAGTGAACTGATCTTAGATTGCATAAATGGTTCTAGATCAAAATCAAACATAACATCTTTCTTATTAAAGATAGCCTTGATTTGATCTGTTGATAGATCCATGAAACCTAAAGTAGGATCGCTACATGCAACAGTAATTCTAAGATTAGAGCTCTGTACGCTTATTTTTGTTGCAATGTATTCACCTTCGATTTCTGCACACTCAATTTCACCAGTAAGCTCGTCATTGTCAACATTGCTAAAGTTTCTTAATGCTTCTAGAACTTTAGAACCATTGAAAAACGATATCTTCAAATCTTTATCAGGTTTATTTTCAAATGAAAAGATTTCATTAAATAGAACAGACTGTACTTTAACTGCATCCCTTTCAGGCAAGTAAACGCTAGACACTAGATTTTCATCTGCTACCTTTAGGTAAACGAATTTGTCGATTGATGTAAGTTTCGATATAAAGGATATCATCGCTTCAGCATCGATTCTTGTTAGATTTATTTTCATATAAAATTGCTTTAGATATTATACTAAACAGTATTTAATAGTTTCAAACATAAAAAAGCCTCTACAGAAGCAGAGGCTTTTTTATAACCAGTAAAATCAGTATTAAGCTTTTTCGCTGTTCTTGATTTCTTGCACTTCAGAACGAACTTCTTGTGCCATTTGTTTCAAAGTTTGCATTGCACCGCGAAGACGGGTACCTGCAGACTTGTTACCTTTTGTGTAGAAAGATTCAGCGTCTTTTTCAACTGACTCTAACAAAGATTTGATGTTAGTAAACTTTTCCATTTTTATTAGATTTTAGATTTATATTGTTATGATTTATTATGTTTCAATTTATTTTATTTCACATGCACCTCCTGCACAGGCTACTTCACCTTTAAGATCTGTATTGTCTTCTATTTCAATGATTTTAGATAGATCAACCTTTGTTAAAGATTTCATCATTTCATTGTATTTCTCTTCAGTACAGTCTTCGAAAGGAGCTTGTATGTAAGTGCCTCCATCATATGGTAATACAGAAAGTCCGTTGTAACAGTTTCTATTTTCCCACATCCATTCACCAACTCCGTCCCATTCGTCTTGCTTGATACTTACAGTAGCTGAGATATTATGGGTATTCATTCCGCCTCTATGGCCAGGCTTAATCCAGTTATTGTAGAACCATTTAACTCTTTCTAATAGATCGTATGCTGATTCGTGTCTAATGATAGAACCTGCCGGAGCTTTCTGTGGAATAGAGATAACAGCCGTATCATGAGGTCTGAAGTACTCATCTTCTACTAATTCAGGATGGTAAATAGAAAGATATTGATAGATTGCTTCATTTTTACCTACTCTGATTCGGCGCATATAGAAATCATTATGCCATGCATGTATACCGGATGAGCAGCCTAATGTCAAAGAACTTGTACCTGCTGGTTTGATAGTTGTAACACGTGCAGCTTTATTGATACCAAGTAGATCTGCTACTCTAGCGTTTTCAGTTTTGGCGCAATCTGCGGCCTCTTTTAAAGAGAACTTCTGAGCTTTACCACTACCGATGCCAGTTAAACCGATACCTACAAGTGCGTCTTTCTCAGTAGTACGTTGCCATATTGGACGTAAATAATGGAAGTCTGTGTAACCGGCTTGTAATGTACCAATAAATGTAGCAGCTGTTACACGTGCATTAAGATCTTCTTGTGATTCAACATCTGATACGTTTACTTCAGTTAGGTTACAGAACTGATAAGGACGTAGTGCAATTTCACAACAAGGATTAGTACCCCAATCTTTATCATTAGTAAAGTAGATGCCTGGTTCGCCTGAGCCTGAAGCCTCAATTTTCTTCCATAGATCTAGGAAAAACTCTTTAGTAACTTTGTTTCTAACAAGAACTGCAGAGTTATTAGCACGACCTCTTTGTGAGTTTAATTCCCACCAGCTACCAGACTTACATGAAATCATATCTTCGTCATCAGCACTAAAAAGGCTAATAAGAGCTGCTCTACGAATACCTCCTGCAAGTACTGCATCTGCAATATGGCATATAATATCATGTACCTCAATTGTTGTAAGCTTATCATTGTTTTGCTTTTGTGATAAAATACCTTCGATTTTAATTAAGCACTCTTTAAGAGGTTGCGGGCCTGGGGCTTTACCACCTGATGTGATAAGTTTAGCACCCTTTGGTCGAATATCTCTAAAGTCAAATTCAATAGTTGAGCCACCGTGAAAATAAGACTTCATCAATACCTTGATTGAATCAGCCCAACCCTCGATGCTGTCTGCAACTAGAAATCTTCTTTTACGATTTGGATTAGGTCTGTTGATTTCAGGTAGATCTTCAACGTGATGTTTCTGAACACTGAAACCTACACCAGTTCCGCCTAGCAATAGGAACATCACCTCACCAAATGAGCGCCAGTCATCTACAGGTAGATACGCACAGTTGTAAATTCTATTTGGTGAAATTTCAATTGGCTTACCGCCGAATTGTAAAGATCTCATTGACGGTAGAACCATTTTACCGTATACAGCTTTGTACTTTTCTCTGATCTCATCTTCAAGTACTGGGTACTTCTTGATGTGCATCTCCATGTTACGAGTTACTAACTCTTCCCATGTTTCTCTTCTCTCAAACTCAGGTAGATACCTTGAGTATTTCATGTGCACCGTAATGTCACTGAGGATCTCGTTGGATAATTCCATAAAAATTCTGTCTTTTTTTAATTTATTTTGTAGGGTATATAATTTTTTTCCAGAGGAATTAAGCCTTTTCTTTCAGTTTTTCCGAAATCTTTTCTAATTCCATTTTGTATTCAAACATCTTTTTCTTATATTCACGTCTCTTTGCATATAGATCAGTAAGTACAAGCTTAAGAATTGATGGTTCTTTTGTATAAACACCGCCTGCTGAAGTGACTGTAAATTTTTCTTTATCGTATTCATCAGCTTTACTCTGGGGTACCATATCAACATAAGAATCTGGTGATATATTAAATTGACGCATAATAGATGGGTATAGAGAGGCAAAGTCAAAACAGGCTACCGCTCTATGTTTACCAACAACTGGCTGCTTAACAAAAGCACCAGTATATTGCTCATTCTTTTCTTTCTCTTTTTGATATGGCTTAACTGCCATTACTTTACCTTCAGCAAGAAGATTTCTTGCAATAAGAGATTCAGTGATCGCTACAGGAGAACCTGCTTTATAGAAACTGATCTTACAGATATTAGAGAGCGTGAGTACTACTTGTAATGTCTTAAGCTTTTGGTCCATCAAGTATACTAGAATACTGTCTACTGCATTATAGTAAAGATACTTTTGATAGTCATCTTCATACAGCTGCTGTAAGCCACCGTCGTATTTAATTTTACCAACTCCGATTGTTTGCATTGCTGCGGTATTCAACTGATTGTTTTCTTTAACAGCGATGCTTCGATCCCAGTTAGAATATAGATCCATGTAATCGACAATACCTATATGGTACGGCAGACCATCTCTTGTTAGAGTGCCAGTTGGCGATGCTTCAGCAGGATCAATCTGTAGGCGCTTACATCTGTTTACAATATATTTCCAGTCAAAGTTGATACAGTTCCAACCACTGAGCATTGGAAACTTTGGCATAAACTTATTGATGAACGTATAGACTAGATCATATTCAGTATTGAACTTAATGTATTTGATTTCCCAGTTAATACCGAATTTCTCAAAGTATTTGTTGGTATCAGCTTTAACCTTTTCTTGCGCTTTCTGATCAAAGTCTTTTAGACCCAACACGATAACCTGATGATTTGGTGTAACTACAGAGATGGTTAAAATTTTATTATTTGCTAACTCAGGTTCTGGGAAACCATCAGTTACTTCAGTTTCAATATCGAAAAAGAAAGTCTTCGGGAAATTATACCCGAAGATCTTTTCACTATCTTCCTGTGGAAGTCTTTCGATAAATTCAATCAAACCATGTTTAGATATCTTCTTTTCATATGATGCTCTTACTGGCTTACCATCCCAATTTATATTATGGACGCTTCTACGCTTATCTGTATCTTCACAGGTATACCAGTTTGGGAATTGAGTAGTGTCGTATGTTTTTAATTCAACATCACCATTCTCATTGAAAAAACTAAATGTAACTTGATACTCAAGTTGTTCGATATCTAAAAGCATACTTATTATTTTGAATCAGTTGAACCAAATCCGCCTTCACCTCTATCAGATTGCATATCTGCAAAAAGCTCCTCTTCACTATGTGCTAGTTCTACAGGCACATAATTCATTTGTATACAAAGTAGCTGGATAATCTTGTCGGCTGGTTGAATAACTTGAGGTGATGTACCCACGTTTTTAATGTCAATGTGAATTTCACCCTGATATGATTCGTCAATTACACATGCACCTACTAATAGATTTTTCTTTGCAGCAACGCCTGATTTGTTGAATGCGATTAGTGCATGCCCTTCAGGTACTCTAGCCTTAACTCCTGATGGAATCAAAACAGATTGGCCTGGTTCTAATACTTGTGGAAGAAAATCTTCAGGTACATATAGATCTATACCTGCGTCATTTGAATGGGCTCTTGTTGGGGTTTTAACCTCTCTTACTTTAAATATCTTCATAATCTCTTTTATGAAATTATACAGATATCAGTGCCTATGTTTTGTTATTTGTCAGATTGTTTAAGAAACTCGTCGAACTTGTTTGGTGTAAATGAAATTGCGGTTACGCCTTTTTTCTTACCCATCTTCATAAGTTTCTTATCCTTTGTGGAATATGGAGCTGGAACATCACCAGAACCTACTGTGCCATATGGACCTACTTCTGGTACAACAATTGGACCCATACCACCAACGTTCATACCTGGGTTTGGATGTACTCTGGCATAGTCTTCGTTTAGAAAGCTTTCAAATGTAGGTATAAAGTTCTCTTTAGTTTCAGGTAAACCCTTATGTTTAGTTGAAGCAAAATCTTTAAGTTGCTTCTTAGTCATACCCTGTGCCAACTGAGCGACTTTATCACTAACCTCATCTGGATCCTTCTTACCTGTCTTAACAGCATAAGCTTGACCCATTAAACGCTGTTGTGCTTTACTTTGTGCTGGCATTAGTTATCTTCATTTAATTTACTTTGCTTAACGGTATATGTCTTACCATTAAACTCGAAAGTCTTTTCACCTTTCTCCCTGGCCTCTTTAAGTGCTAAAAGAAATGCATTGCCTTCACTGATCATAGTACCATCTTTAACTCTTTCCCAGATCTTTAAACCGTAAGAAGATAATTTTACACCTTCTTTAGTTACATTGAATAAATGGCTATTTCTAGTAGACCATCTTCCATGTGCACCTGTTTCTGAAAGTATTCTTTGGAACTCTTCTTCTGTGATAACACCATCTTTGATTGAGCCTATTACTACATTTCTAACTGCAGCTTTTTCATTAGCAAATCTAGCAGGATAATTATCTGTATAACCTCTCTTATAGATTACTTTACCCTCGTTAACTGGGTTAAAATTTTCATTTATGAATTGTTCAAACGTTTGATAATTTTTCATGGTTTATTTATTTCTTTTAGTATTTATCATCTTTTAGAAACCGCTCCTGATGTAAGTCCTATACCCGATGAGTAAGCATTACTAGTATCACCTTTAGTCTCAAAGTGATAGTCTGCTGTACCTAGATCTTTGGCAATGAATATCATTTCATTCTTTTTAATTTCCATTATTAAGTATGCTTGAACAGTATCTACTGAAAGTCTAACTAGGTTAGAAATAGGTCCAGAATAGTTTTGATTAAGGTACTTAACAACCATTGTAGATAAAGGGTACATTACACAAGAGAAGACGACTTGATCGCTTAAGCTATCCCATTCTTCGTATAGTGATTCAGGTGTTAGAGATTTTGAAGAGAAGTTATCACAAGCTTTCCAGAGTTCGGTGTAGAACTTTATAAACTTGGTTTTATTATTATGAAGGGTATACAAAAACTCTATTACTGCGCTTTTTGTTACACCTGTATTTGAATCTAATTTAGACTCCTGTATAAAGTAATACCAACCTGTACCTTTATTATAAAGGAATTTATTCGACATGTCTGTATAAAAGTCAAGTGAACTTAATTCAACAATAGGTAATAAGATATTATCATATACGTATTGCTCATCTTTAGTTGGGACAATTACACCTGCATCTACTTCAATTTTAAGGCGATCTACAAATCCACTTGCTGAAGCTGTGCCACCTTTTGTACCTGCCTTTGATGAAATGTTAGCACCATCGAAGTAAAAATCAACAAGCTTGGCATTTGATGCAGATGGGTAAACGGTACCAGACGTATTGTCTTTAACTACGTTAAACAAATGGATCGCACCTAGAATCTCACCGAAATCGTTTGCAAAGTTACTGATAGAAATCTGATCAATTCCAGCAGTTATTTTAGTATCGATTGAATATGAGTGTTTTTGATTACCTGATATACATGCCTTCATAAATGCATTTATGTCATCATAAGTATCAGCATTTGATGTATTATTCTTAATGGTTTCCATTAAACCTATAGCAAACGCTTTATACTCAGCAGGTATTTTAAGTTTGTTGATTGCACTTTTTGATGCTCCGATTAAATCTTCAACCTTAGGGTATGAAGCACCAGGTTTTGCTAACTCTAATTTATCTGGTGTTGTATCTTTTTTACCTATTACTGCTGCTGATCCACCTCCTTTCTTTTCAGGTGTTTTATCTACAATAACTATTGCATCACCTCTTTTGTAATCTACACCGCCTACTGTAACACCTTTCTTGAACTTTATATGATATGCCCAGAATGTGCCTGAGTATTTAGGTTTTTGATCACCAGGTGCAAAACCTTCTATGATGTATTCCTTTTCTGATACACCTATAGTAGTTAACATTGCTTTGATATTTTCAACTGCAACTTCAGTTCCTCCAAATATAGCTTTAAGTACTTCACCCTCTTCTGCGCTTACTTTAACGCCGGTTAATTTTGTACTTTTAACCCATGCATCGTATATAGTACCCCATTCATCGCGCTCTTTTTTAGGAGCAGAACCTTCAAAAATAGGTTCATTGTTTTCTCCGATGAAATCATTAAAAGTTAAAAGATTAAATAATTCATTTTCTTTAACAGCCTGTATAATGGTTTTAAGCTCCTCATACATCTTGTGCATGCCTTTCGGAGTCATCTTCTTGAAAGTCGCCTCATCATCTATCTTTAAGGCCTCTCTGACCTTGGTAGCACTAACATCCTCTTCACCTCTTTTAATTTCAAATGCATCTAGTTCAGGTAGAGCATTTAACTCTTCTTTGTACTTGTCGATTTGATATTTGTATGCTTTAAGTCTATCTGTACCTGCACCCCATAGAACTGGCTCGTATGCAGGTCTAAGGGCATTGTATATTGTATCGATACCTGCTGTACCGATTACTGCAGCTCCTTCAACCATTTTGTTATGATCTTGTATAGCACCAATCATTGCTAATTGGGTATCTTCATCAAACGGATTCTTAGCAGGATCTGCTTTAGTACCTCTTACAACAAGTATAAATGTTGGTAAGCCGTTTGCTTTATACAATTGCTCTACAACTTTCATATGACCTTCAGTAAACGGCTGGAATCTACCTGCTAATATGTTTACTTTTTTTGTACCTCTTTCGGTTGTATTAAGTTTAAGTGCCTCGTTAATATCTACAATGCTTTCAAATATAGAAGATACATTTTCAATCTGAGATCTCTTTAAGTAATTATTGAAATCTAATACCTGATTCTCCTCTGGCATAAGTTCTACCTTACCTTGGATTTTTGTAATGATATCGTTTAGAACATCTACTATTTGCTTTGTCAATATAGGAGTTGTGTTCTTTCTAAATTTTCTAAATGAACTGATGATGATTTTGAAAAGATCGTTAAGCTTACTATTTTTAAGTATCTCTCTGGTTCTTTCATTTGGTATAGTAGCCAGGTTAATATCGAACTCAGGTTTCTTTGCAAAATCTGGTGTTTCAAAATCTACACCGATGTATTTATGTCCGTTTTTCTGGATATAGTCATTAAATATAATCGACATGAGCTCGATGTATCTTTCATCTGGAGCTTCACCATTAAGCTGTATTGAACTTATATCGTATACCTCCATAAATTCAATAATGTCTAACATCGCAATCTGATACATGTCATTAGCCATTCTATTAACAGGCGTTGTAACATTCATAGAATGCTGATGAAATATAGGGTCTATAAGACGTGCTGTGTATACCTCACTTTCACCTGGTGTGATAAACTTAAACACAATACCTTCGATCGGTTTATCAAGATCATTCATTAACATACTGGTTCTTAAACCAGAATTTAGAATGTTTATCATGAATCTTGTAAATGATTGTGTCTGGAATTGCTTCTGTAATTCGCTTTCAGGTGTACTTAAGTATGAAGTAATTCTATCCTTCTGTAGTTGATCTAGAAAGCCATTGAAAATAATCGGCGGCTTTTCTACATCTAGTTTTTTTGACCAGTCATTCAAAATCCTAGGATCTGATATAGTCTTTAAGACTCTTCCGTTACCATTGGTTATTTGAATATCTGTAAGTACTAGATTATTATGCGGTGTTCTATCATACACCATATTTACAGGAGAGTTAGAAGGGAAGTATTGGAAGCCAAATGACCAGTTGTCAGGTATCTCTGCAATGACTTCCGCTCCTAATGTTTCAAAATGTGAAATAGCCTTTTCATAGAATATCATCATAGTCCTGTCAATAAAATTAACAGGTTTACCATCTTTCTTACAGAAGGTTATTGAATTATCCATATTTTTAAGTATGGATAACCGTGAACCATCTAGCTGCTCACTAATTATTACATATTTAGTAAACAGATTCTGTATAAAGTTTTGACCTTTGTCTTTAAAGATATCCTTAAGATTGATAAGAGCCATTATCTTCCGTATTTAATAATTCCCATTAGTTGGTTAATTGCAGCGAACGTACCAGTTAATTTGTACATACCGCCTTTGTATTTGAAAACAAGACCTTCAGTAGGTATGATAGACTCTATACCACCGATACGTGCAAGTCTAGCCAATTCTGATTCAACTTTCTCAATCTGCTTAGTGTCACCATTCAATTTAATGGCTTCAGCTTCTTTTCTAATTGTATCGTGTAGTCTTTGCTTCTCTGCATCAGGTGAAAGAGCTAAAAAGTTAGAAGCGTTCTTAAGAACAACTGATCCTAATTCTAAGAATAGATCTTCGAACGGTCTGATATTCTCTTTATACTTCTTTTTAACGTCTTCTTTATCGTACTTCTTGATAGCTTCCATCTCTTCAGGTGATATCATTTTAGCAAGAGCTCTAAGATCTAATGACTTCTTATCATCATAAGCCCATCTCAACACTAAACCATCTTTAATAGCCTGTTCAAGCTTAGGGAATGATTTGTCTATTTCTTTTCTCCACCACATTTCATGGTATTTAGAAACAGGATCACCCGCTGCAAGCTTAAACTCACTTTGTAGTTTATCAACCTTTTGCATGAAGTAACCTTTCTTAGCATCGAAGTCCGCTTCTTTAGCAACTTTAAGAGCTTGTGGTGGAATGATTTCAAATACATCACCGATATGGTTGTTAGCATCCTTAATCATTTTTGCAAGATCTTTTGCTGAAGCATTATCTTCACCTACAATGTTACCTTGACCATCAGTCTTCTTAATACCGTGGAATTGGATAACATCTCTATCGTAATTGATAACGTTTGAGTTCTTTGAATAGATAAGCTCCATATTCATGAAGTTCATGCCATTTTCAAAGTATGCATCTTGTGTCTTTTTAGATAAACCCTCTAAACCTTTAGCTAAATCTTTAGCAGCAAGTGTAAATGTCTCTCTAACCATCTCTGAAGGATGATCTGCAAACATAGTGTTAACACCATCAAGGCTTATTGGATCTTTAAGCTGACCCTTATTACGAGCAAACATTGCTTTACCGTCCTTAACAGTGGCAAATATATTTTGACCATCGGTCTTTTCAGTTGGATCCTCCTCGAAGTTCAACTCGCCTGTAAGACCGGCTTCAATCATTTTTCTAAAATCATCAAACGTAAGATCAGCATCATCAAAGGGGTGCATCATATGACCTGCTGCACCGCCTTCGAAAATGGGTTGATACATCTCGTTAACGAATGACTCGAACGATAGTAATTTCATTGTATTATCCTTTATTTAACATTCCGATTAAAGAACCGTAATCGTCTCCTTTCTTTTTGGCAAGAAGACCATCTGCAACTTCTTTTGCTTTAGCCTCATCGAAATCATCTGGATGCTGTTGCTTAAGGATAGTATTTACGTACTCTCTAAACTCATCATCTGACTTAATATCAGCTTCATTTAATTCAGTACCCTTAGAAGCGCCTGCTAATTCATTCATAGCATCTGCGCTAAATAATTTCTCTAAAAATGCACCTTTATTCTCTTCAGAAATTTCAGATGGGTTAGTAACATCAAATTCCCTAAGAAGGTTTTCAAATGCCATTGACATTGATTTTTGTGTTTGTGTTTTTTGCTCAGTCATCTTAGCCTCTGATTGAGATTTAACGTGCTGAGAAAAACTTTCAAATGATAGTAAATTTTTCATTTTTCTATTTTTGTTTATTTGGGGTTTTCATCTTTATTATCTAAACGGCTTTGCATATAACTATGTACCGTTTCAATATAATCTGCTGCTGTTGTAATCTTACTTTGAACCCATGCTTCTAGATCTTTTACGTTACCTATAAGATTGATTAACTCGCTTGCATGGTCGATGGTTGTCTTTAATTGACCGATTGCCATCTCTTGCTCTTCAGACATATCACCTTTAGCCATATCCTTTGGAATTAAGCTTAAGTCTGCTGTATCTTCTTTTATAAAATCTGAGTAATTCTTAACAGGCATAACAGGGTTTTTTGTTATATATCAGAATTTAACCTGCTTAACTGCGTAAGAAAATTTCTGATCTTTATAAATCTTCTGACGTTCTTTACCGTGCTTATAAAGATAACCTTCCCATCCGTCATAACTAAAGTTATCGACAAAGTCTACAATGGTTAATAATTCTTTGTCTTTATGTAGGCGTAATCCTCGGCCTATACTTTGTCTAACTATAATTTCAGACTTGAATGATTCAGTAAAGAAGATGTTGTGTATATTTTTAATACTAATACCTGTACTGAATGTACCGAAGCTAGCAATCAAGATAACATTGTCACGATTCTCCATTTTATCCTTGTAGACATCTCTAACCTCTGCATCTGTACCGCCATCAACATAGTAAATAGGTCTAGAAAACTTTTCACGTAATAGTTTATAAAGCTTTTGACCGTGTTCAATTCTATGAAAGAGGACGAGACTACTCTTTGTGGACTTACCTATAACATTGGCTATAAAGTTAAGACGTTCATCATTTTTAACGATGAAGTCTTGCTCCATTTGGAATAACTCCTTTCTATTAGGTGATCTGCTTATATTAGCAAATGCCATTTTCACCTCTTCTGATGCATAGTCCATTTCAATTACTTGGACTCTACACTTGGTTACAAAACCTTCAGATGCTAAGTAATTTGCGCTAACCTCCGTAATCAGAGGGCCTGTATAACTCATTAAGGTTAAACGGTCTAATGTTTCTGGTTTTGGAATTGTACCTGAAAGACCAAACCGGTATACAGCATTACTACATTTTTCTAGGATCTGTTTAATAGACTGGGCTTTCACCTTATGTGTCTCATCTACAATAACCGCATCGAAGTCCTCAAAGTATTCTTTCGGCTTCTTGGATAGTGATTGATATGTACCTATCACAAAATTAGATTCAGGTCTAGTTTCCTGACCTGCATATACCTCTTGAAATTTTATTTTAACTGGATTTTCGATGAACCTAGAGTATGTTTTGAAATCAGAAACACCCTGTGTAACCAAGCTGACACTAGGCACAATAAACAATACTCGCTTTGAAAGCTGCTTCTGTAATAGATATGAAACTATAATATATGAGATAAGTGTTTTACCCGCAGATGTTGCAAGTTCAGCAACACATAATCTGTTCTTAAGAACTTGATATGCTGCATTGATTTGATAAGGTCTTATCTCCATATTGAAGCCTGTAAAATGCTCTTTTACCCATATCTCAAACTCATCATATTTAATTGTATTATCAAATAATCTTCTAATACCTTCGATCTCAATTTCGTAATTGAATTTCTTACATATCTCGATTACCTCTCTCCATAAACCTGCCGGTATAAAACGATCTTTTATAAAATAAGATACGTTGCCATCCCAGTGACCCTGTTTAACAAGCGGATGAAATCTCCATCCGTTTACCTTTCGTGTTAAGCATATCTTTAATTGTTCAATTTCAATTTCAGATGCATTAACTACGATAAGATATCGGTCATCATCACTTAATTGTAATTTCATTATGCGAGTTCGTTAATGTTTAGCCTATTCTTAATAGCCCATCCAACATTATCTAATGTTTTAATACATTCTTTAAAGTACTCAATTTGTGAAGTTAAAAAACCTATCTGTTTATCTAGTATAGACAAATCTGCTTCAACCATATTAACCTTTTGCTTGTCATTAAGCTTATAATCGTAGTTGAAATATTCAAGAAACTTATTCTTATATTGTATGTTATATGAAGACTGCCTCTTTTTAAGATTGATATTGATTTTAGCAATCTGATCTATAATCATGTGGCGATAGCTAAGCATAGTTACCTGTGCTTCAGCTAGGTTGTCAAATTCTCTAATCTTAGAAATTAGATCTACTATTCTATCACCCCATTCGCTTCTTTGTTTTTCAAGAAACTTTTCAAGATCATTTAATTTTTCTAGCTCTGTTTGGTTTTCCATGTTAAAATAATTTACCTTCGGTATCAGCTTCTTTCCTATAGACTAATACCTTTCTTTTCTTAGTTTTTACTTCGAACTCAGAAATTGTTTTGCCATTATAGCCATAATCCCCTGTAGGTAGATCTTCTACAATAAGCTTAAGTTTTGATTTGTCTTTCTCGTGGTCTTGATTAAATTTATCAAGTTCTTCCATGAAGCATATATTATTTTTATACATAGAAACTATCTAAACTGTTAGATGAAAAGTAGTTATTAAGATATTTATATGAGTCTAATTTATTTTTGTAACAAGCTATTATCAAATCGTTAAGGTCTTTAAGCTTTTTTATTTCTGTCAGTCTTTGTTCTTTAATAAATTTATCCCATAAGAATACTTCTTTACCCTGTTTAAGTAGATCCCTCATTGCATCTCTACCCGCTTTATCATTATCAAACATATATCTGATAGTTGGTATATCTGTAAACTGTTCAACGTTTCTACCGACTGTACATAGGGCTAGGCTATTATTTATAAACTTAGCATCAATAGGGCCTTCAAATATTGTTACAGGTCTGGTGAAATTAATGTTGAGTATTCCAAATAAAGTGGACACATCATTTAATCTTTGTATATCCGTATCTTCAGGTAATTCTAAACCACAAAAATGGTACATCTTTTCTATATTGTAAGTAAGATATTTAGCTGAAGTTTTATTTAGATTACGTATCTGAAAGCCGACTATTCTTTTATGATCTGAAGTTAAGTTAAGGATATAAAGTTTTCCGTTACCATATGAAAATTCACCTTCAAATCTATGTAGCAACCTTTCTTTAAGGTAGTCAAAACCGGGCATTCCACTTCTTATTATTCTAGAGCCTGTTCTTTCTAGGAAAGTTTCAATAGGTATAGCGCATTTATAAAGACCTTCAAATATTTCGTACTTCATGTTGTTGCGTACGACCTTTGTATTGTTGGTTTTAATAAAGTCTATTACTGCTAAACGTTCACTGCTGTCTAAGCCATTTGGTGTAAAGTCATTGATAAACTCATTTAACCCTTTATGGGATTTGCAACCATAGTTATAACAGTGGTAATAAAGAGTGTCCCAGAATAAATTACCCCTCTTCTTTAACATATCAGTTGATCCATCACCACAGTAAGGACACGCAAAAGTTAAACGATTATGCATTCGCTTAAGTTTTGTTTTAGGTCCACTACCATGTGTAGTAACTAAAATGTCTTCGATTAAACCTTCTATTTTATCCTTAAATATCTGGTCTATGGCTATCTTTTTATCCAATGTTGTCATATGGTTAAATTAAAAAAGGGAGCCGATAGGCTCCCTTTGAGATAAGTGTTAAATTAAATACCTAAACCGTCTAGGAAAGAATCTAAATCTTCGTCATCACTTGATTGCTTTGCAGCAGGCGCTGACTCGGCTTTAGGTGATTCTTTCTTTGCAATAGGTGCAAAGAACTCATCATCTTCACTAGAACTAGCCTCAAAACTAGATTCAGCCTTTGGTTTAGCATTAACTATAGCATCTACTGAAGAACCTCTCGAGCTATAATAAGAAAGGAATCTTTCTACTTTAGCACGATCTTCATCAGTCCATGCTGAGTACTCAAATGTGCTTAAATCTGGAGCATCACCAAGTTCTTTAAGAATTGCTTCTCTAGACTCAGGTGTGTTATCTGCAGGTTGACCATTGATAACAATTGGTGTTTTCTTACTTTGGAATTTAGATGTATCGTAGTTGTTATAGTCACCTTGTTTAGTAACAATCAACTCGAAATTCTTACCTGTAAGTGGGTTAAAGATCTGCGTAGGCTCATCAAAGCTTGGTGACATTTCATCATCAATTTTCTGCTTCATTTTAACACCATACTTTAAGATAAAGTAACGACCTTCGTTTTCAGGTTTCTGAGGATCTTTAATAACCTTGATCAAAGAATAGAATTGTTCTTTTCTTTTAAGCTTCTCAGCCATTCTGCGGTCAGCTGCAGATTCACTATTCTTTAAACGATAGAACGCTTGTTGAATTGGACACTTTTCACCAACTGTAGATGGACTATCAAAGTTTTGACCTTTACCATCTGGGCTTTCTAGCCAATAGGTGAACTTGCGGACAATAGGTTGTTTTGGATTTTTGATGTTTGGCATGAATCTAATCAATGCCTTGTAGGTACCATCATTACCGTCTTTTGCTTTTGGAGAGTAGAATACACTGTCTTTCTTTTCTCTCTTGTAAAGATCGATATCACTAACGTTTGTAGAGAAGATATCGAAATCATCTTGAACTTTTTTCGCCATAATAATAAAATTTAATTTGCCTTTTAATTGCCTGATAAAAACTTGTAACTGGCCAGTAAACTTGTTAATCAGTTATGGTTTATATATCGTTATAATAGAAAATAGTTTATGAGAAATACGGCTAGCAAGCAATTCCTGAGGGAAAACTGTAGATGTTGAAACAATCTCGACGGGGCTGTGTAGAATATTTAAGTTCTTTAAATACCTCGGTGGGACCAGACTCTAAGTAGCCAGGCTGACATACTTTCCCATCAGAGCATTAGCTACAAAGTAAGAGTCTATTAGGTCATCAGTCGGCTTTGGTAACTTCTTTAAACCCTTTATAGATTGAGCTAAAATCCAGAAGTCAGACTTCCCTAGCTTATTATCACTATGTCTATTTTCGGCAAAGACTTCATACATCTCTTTCTTATTATAACGACCAGAACCTGCGTGCTTCTTAATAGTACCAGGAGCCATAACATCAAGTGTCATATCTATACTATTAGCACTGCAATATTCTATAAGCCTTTCTTTCAGGAAGCCTGTTGCGATAGCTATATCTATAATGTTGTTAGTATTAGAACCATAGGAAAAACCTTCAAAGCCAAAATGAATAGAGCCTGAATAACCATTCTGTTCTATAGTACTAAAGATAATTTCACAGATTTGGTTAGCCCTGTTAATGTAACGTATGATCTTGCGATATTCATTATCACTGTAGCTGTCAATGCTTTCTTGAGATGAGACATCAGTTTCAAACTGGATATATGAAACATCATTACAGTTCTTAACACGCTCTACATATGAGGCGTCTGCTTTAGTTTTAGGGCCTATTGAATTACTAATCCAATGACATTGATCTCCATGTATAATACAAATACCAGGAGAGTTAATAGAAAAGTCGATACCGACAAACATAAAATTGAGATTAAAGGGTTAAATACGAGAACCAAGTGCAGAACCTAATGCAGCACCGACTAAGCGACTTGTAAGCATATCATAAAGAATACCAGGGCCTACACCTAAGACTTTAGCTATAATTTTACCTACAGATGAACCTAAAGCAAAACCTGCAAGACCACCTAAAATAGAACCGATAAAACCTTCATTCATAATATCCTGCTGAAGATCTTCCATAGTTTTACCCTTACTTAGATAATCTGATACAAAGCGATCTATGGCTTCATCAATTTGACGTTCTTGATCCGGCGTTAATTCAGTTACATAACTTTCATTTAAGGCTAAAATTTCCTCACTGAAGTTAATCTTCTCTACAATAAATTCATTATAAGTCTTCATATTCTATATATTAGTCTAATTCTACTCTGACTTCAAATTCATTATAAGCTATCGAAAGATCGAAAGTCTTAAATTCAGCGACGTTACTAGCAAAACTCATTTGTAAATCACTGATACTTTTAATCAGAGGCTTTTTAATTGTTGCTGTAACTAAACCATTACCCTCTGAATCTAAAATCCTTAAATTCATATCAGGTACAAACGGAGCCTCGGTACTAAAGTTATAGTAATAGGTTAAAGTATCTAATAATATCCAATAGTTAATGTAACCATCAACAAGTTGGAATGTTATAGTCATCTCCTTTTGAAATAACTCTTGCACCGGTACACTACTTCTATAAAGATAATTTCTACCAGGGTATTGAGCCTGTTGTATAGGATCGTAACCCATTCCAGGTAGGTTAACTGATTGTATAGTGTAGTTTATAAAATCTATAGGTTCCTCAATTAGATTACCAGGTATTCTGTTTAGGTATTGCTTATACTTATCACCAACTTCCCTCGGGATAAATGTTCTTGGGAAACCAAACTGGAATAAATTATCTCTAGCGTTAAGTAGCATTATTTATTAAAGTTAAATTGTCTGGTACCAATACCTGCTAATTTCTCTAAAGCGGATTGCGCTGCAGCAGTATTTGAAGTATTTTGTGTACCTTGTGTTACGTTATTGGTTAAATTTTCAACCGTTTGATTATATGAATTAGTTACAGATGCTAAAGCTTGTTCATATGCTGTCTGCTGTACGGCAATTGCATCTTGTGCTGCAGATAATGAGTTTTCTATATCACTTATATTTCCACCTAGTTCTGAGATTTTAGCCTGTAATCCGCTAATATATTGATTCTGATATTCAATCTCAGCTTTTAATGCTTCTATCTGTTTATCTTTAACATCAGATGTTTCGTTAGAAGTTTTAGACAAAGTGTTATAAGCCACTTGTAAATCAGTTATAGTATCTGAAGCTACAGCACCTGCTTTATCTTTAGAATTATACCAAACACCTGTGTATAGCAATGTCTCTTCACTAGTTCCACCTCCTGTTTCTAAAACTGTTGATATGTAATAGGTCTTATCTGTTAAACCTAGTATTTTATTAGCCTCTTCTGCAGGTATCTTAAACACTACTTCACCTTCTGCAGGGTTTAACTGTTTAATATTGTTATAACTCTTAAGTTTTATTTTAAGACCTGTGCTTTGATCAAAGAAGTTTATATAGATTGTTCCAACCTGGGTAAGATCTAATAACTGCGGTTCACCTACACCTAGCGCTGTTGATATAGCATTGTTGTAAATAATAAACTGGTAGAAATTATCAAATGGTGAAATACCTATAGGACCTTCTCCCTGTTGATAAACCTTATCAGTACTTGCGATCTGTTCTATATTAAGAGGTATATCAGCAAATGTTACAGTTTGACCCTGTGCAGTCGGTATAACATCACCTGGTTGCTTAGTCGCAGGAATTATTTTAACTGGTGATAAACTAGCACTTATTCTATTTCTATCTACAAAGCTTGTAACAAATTCAGTCTGTACAGTAGTTACATCACTACCTTGTACAAGTAAATTCATTCTATTATAACTAGTAAGGTTTACGACAGGTTTATCATCTGGTAAAACATTATAAATTTTAGCAACGTTTGGTTCAACACCTAGGTTTATCTTCCTAATACGTCTTCCGTATTTTTTAACATCAAATGACATATATTGTGCTTGCCTAATTATCTGCGAATTATCAAATGTATTGAAAATTCTAAGCGTATATTCTATTCTGTATGAAGTCGCAGTAGCTGAGTTCATAACTATAGGTCTAAATCTATAAGGTACACCAAAATCTTCTGTCTGTAAAAATGAATTTTCAGATGTAGTTATAAAACTAGCACCAACTTGTTCAACCACTCTAACATCATGGAAAACAACGAGTTTAGTGTTAGGTAATTGATCTAACTGTACAATAAAATCTTCATAAATATCACCATTATAAGTACCATATAGTTCAAAATAATCACCATTTGTAGACTCTCCGATAGCTGCAGCCAATCCTGAATACTCATCAGTTCTATTTATACTTGCAGATTTTTCTTCACCTGTTAAAAAGAATTTATAACCGTTTATCGTTTCAGTACTTGTAATAGTCTTTATATTAAAGTCTATCATGGTATTAGGCGCAACACCTGCACCACCTGTCATTAAATACGATAGCGTAGTTGCTACAGTTGGGTTTGATATAGTAACATCATTAAGATAACTAGTAGCTGGAACTTTAAGTTCAATGTATTTAGTATAAAGTCTTTCACCAACTACAAACTCATCTGGGTTTATAACCTCATAACTGTCAGTATTCAAATATGTGATAGAGGTTAAATTTTGTTTTCTACCAGCTCTATCTGTAAACTGAACCTCAAATATAAAACCATCACCCTGTGAAGCAAAAGAATAACCTGAAACAAGATGTAATCTTATTGTATCATATTGTAGAGCTTCAACTGGTACGTTAGGAGGAGTTGTTAATTGAGCTAAAAGGCTTGCAACATCCGGCAGATTAGTATCATAATCTAAATAATTAAGAGGCATATTAGTGGTTAAATATGCGTATCTTGTTCTAGCAGAATTTAATGGAATTGAACTATAAGTTCTATAATTACCGGTAGGTACGTATGGGTTATCCTCACTAAATAAAAAATTTGTACCAGTGTAGGTATCATTTAATATCATTACACGTGCACCGTTTAGATCAGTGTCTATAACATTAGGTGCAGACGGATCTTGATATATGTACTCAAGTAAAATCTGAGGGTTAAGTTGTAAATACTTTGATGTTGATGCCATTATTCAGTTATGTATTCCAGGGTTAAAGTATCTAATTTACCAGGCCCGTATTTTTCTTTTAGATATTCACCAAATTGTTTTTCATCGCTTCTAACATTTTCCAATTCATCAGTAAGCATATGTTGCTCTTGATTAAGATTAGATAATTTATTTTCAACCTCATTAATGTTGTTATGGATATTTCTATACTTATCCATTAGGCTTGCAATTGTTAGTTGCTCATCTAAATTTAATTGTGTTTTCATAATAATTAAGGGTTATAAGTTCCATACCAAAACTGAGGATCTAATTCATATGTGCCTGAAAAATAAATATCAGTCCAGACGTCAACATTTGAAGCAACTGATGTACCACCTGCTATCTCTCCACCATTAAGTGGTATTAAATAATTTCTAAAAGAAAGCACATTTGAAATAAGCTGCGGATCATATGCGTTCAGCGGTGCTGATGAACTTGAATTAGGTAATATAGCGGGCGAACCATTCTTAAAAATCGATATTCTATTATTTACATTATCCCATGCGGCTTCGATCGGTGTAACTACTCCTATGCCTCCGATACCAGCACCGTTAACAGGCCAGTTAGCTTGACTATTTCTTAGTATTAAAGTGCCTGTACCATGGAATGATTGACTTCTATTAGTGCCAGGTAAAGAGTAATTATTAAGAGTAGAATAAACAGATGATATATCACCTGCTTTTGGCCTAGGCATTAAACTAGTACTGGGAGTAGTTCCAAATAAATTATTAGCAGCATTTATAAAAACAAGTTGAGCATCAGATCCGCTTAAAGTTGTTCTCCATATAACACCTTCTAATGAAGCTATAAAATGAACAGTGTAACCTATAACTTTATATCTTAGTAACCATTTAGGTGTAACACCTGAACCACTTATTCTAGCATTCCTATTTAAAGAGTTATCCCAACATTGTAAAATCTGACTTGTTCCACCTCCTGATATACCGACGGTTGTTAAATCAACTTCTATCCAACCGGCATCAGCATTTCTAGAAACTATATCACCTTGTTGTATATTCAATGCTTTTCCGGCAGATATTAAAGCCTCGGAGTCTCTAGTAGTAGTTGTACTTGTATCAGATGACGCTACATTCAAAGATGCTGAACCTTTAGGTGAAAATTCTTCTGAAGAGTTATTAAATGTTCGAGTATCATCAGACTGATAACCTACATAAACAAGTCCAGATTTAACTATACCACTCCTCAGATAACCGTTATATTGGTCATTAGTTGCTTTAGAGCCTAAGTATATGCTACCAAAATTTCTCCGTTCTGTCGATGTAACAACTGCATTTAAACCTGTTCTAGCATTAGCATAACCTGTTTGGTATTGGTTTTTATAAGCAGTACCTGCGGTTATGAAAACGTCGCCAGGTCTAGTAAACTTAACACCAAATGTATCTACATAGAAAACATCGCCACCTTCTAATATAAGATCTGAGCCCTTTATAACTCTCGGTTGATTAGATGTTCCTGAATTTGAATATGTGACATACCCTGGTTTCATACCAAGCGGCTCGGCTGTTCCTAAACCTAAGGTAACATCGTTCTTTAAAAAACTTAGAGAAGTTGTTATCTGATGCTTGTAACCAGTAATAGAATCATAATAGTCCGCAAACGCGCCATTAATGTTAACGTTGCTTGAAGTTACAGAATCAGTTCTTATGACAATACCTGCTCTTATCAAGCCTGAAGCTAAATCATAGTTTATAGGGTTCTCTGCACTAAGACCTAAATTATTATCAATCTCTATTTTGTTAATATGTAAACTTCTATTAGAGTCTGGCAATATAAAAGGTATCTTATTAGGTGCTCCTCCGTGCCATGTATCAGATGATGTACTATTAAATGCCTGTGTACTGCTCTGATCCAGGCTAGCATAAGCTGAACCTAAACTTGAAGGTGAACTTAATTTACTTACAGAACCGTATACAATGGACTTTAACGGGAATCTAATGGCTTCACCGACACTGACGTTATTAGTAGGTGATATTTCAAATAATGTAGAAACATTTGTACCTGGAATAACAGATCTTTTTGTAACCAACATACTTCTATTACCTCTAATAGGGTTACCTGAATTATTGGTTATAACAGGCGATCTTTTCAATTCAGTTGCAGTTAAAGAATATGTAGGTTTTGTTATAAGTGTTTCAACTTCCAAACCAACACCATTTGAATAAATGTTTTGGGTTCCATCTAAAATAGAATTACTAAGAAGGTTATATCCTAAACCATGCACTAATTTATTCTGTGCTGATATACTTGGTAAATAATTTTGATATCCGCCGTATGTTACGTTATTTTGATAACTCGACTTTGAATATAATGTTGCAGTGTGTATTTCATCACTTTGGTTAAAAAGCATACTACCACACCATAATGGTGTAGAAATATATGTTGAATTAGCAGTAGATGTTGTAGTACTAGAACCTGCAGTTGTTAAAATAAGCCTTGGGCTAGTTGCAGAAGTTCCTTGAGGGAAACCAATAATTATGTTATTATTAGCTATTGCGTCCTCATGTCCATTTAATGTATCTCCTGTAAATTTAGTTAACTTACCTATTATCGCACCGCCTGATGACATTAAATTTGAAGAGTCTGTAGAACCACTATTTGTAAACTTCTGAGTGTTTATTAAAACCTGCCGGGTTGTAGACTTAAATGCTATACCTGGGTTATATCTAAGATTAGTGAATAAACCACCGCTAAATGGTAAATTTGTACCAATACCTTGTATGCTTTTTCCACCTGCTATAATTAAAGCACCATCTAAATCACTTACAGGTCCTGTTCCTGCTATACTATTAGAACTTAGAAAAGAACCAGGTGATATAAAATAATTACCTATAGTACCTGTAAAAGAAGATGCTAGACTAGGTCCTGTACCGCTAATAAAAGTTCCAAAACCTAATAATCCATTTTGAACCACAACTGATGATCTAGTAGCAATAGAGTTTAATGCTGAATCACCAAGCTTTACCGGGTTATTTGAACTGTTTAAAGTACCTACAGATACTTGACCTTGTATAAAAACAGAATTTGCAATAGTATCACCACCTTGATTACTACTCGCTATAGAAGCATTAGTTGACCAAGATGTACCAACGACAATAGAAGGTATAGTTGAAATATTATTATTTACACCTAATTTACCAGAAGTTCTAGCAGATGAAAATGTTCCTACACCTAATCTGTTAGCAGCTAATTCCTGTAAATACATATCATAGCTAGTAGTACCAAATGAGTATAATCTTATAGATTCTCCACTAGTCCAACCACCATACGTTGAACTTTGGTTATGTTTAACCTTTAAGCTTACAGTACCATCTGATAACGAATGTTCAACAACACCTGCTGGTATAATAGTCGGTGCACATGATACATCCAGAACACCTCCTGTTGCTGATAGCTTTCTATTTATGATATCCAGTGTTAAAGTTTGCTGTGCACTAGTTAGAGGGTTATTAGCCTCTAGATATATGTTACCAGCTGGCGCTAATAAATTTACTGTTCTATTGTTATTACCTGATGAATTAGCAAAACCTTGAATATACAACCTATTTGAACCGGTATACATTGAAGCATAATCGCCAGGTGAAACACTAGGTGCAGTAACTGAAGTTGAATCTGTTAATGCTATTTGATATGATGTTGAAGATGGGTTTTCCTGATATACTGTTAATATATTATCAGCATAACTACCAGTACCATCATCTAAAAGAGCAGCCGCTGTAATACTAGATTCATCTGCGCCTAAAACAACTCTAACGATAGGATCGTTACCTGTTTCCTGTAAAGGTCTTAATAAATCATTAGATGAAGAATCAGTATCTCTAACCCAATCGGAAGCTCCACTAGCACCTGTTCCTCCGGAATCACCTTTTATATTCACACCTGTAAAAGACCAAGTTGAAGTAACAGCATTAAATTCCCATACATCACCGTCAGTGGATGAATAGGTAGCGTAATTGTCATCACCTTCCTGTAAATATAAATCACCAGATTTTGGAAATTTACCAGTATAACCTATTACAAATGTATTATCAGGGAATATTGAACCAGATGACTTAAACTTATTAGGATCTCCCTTATATTGGGGGTAGCCAGCTAAAGCAGAATTATTAGCAGGTTGTGAAGTACCTGACCATGTCGGCGATGTTGATGTAGTATAAACATCTAAGCTTGTAAACCATGTCGTACCTCTTGGTCCTACAGGACCTTGTATACCTGTACCACCGATAGGACCTGAGGGTCCACCTCCGTTTAGCAATAGCTGATCAAAGTTAAAATTTATTTTATCAACAAGATCTGATACTGTATCAGCTGCTAATATCTCTTTGATAACTATATTTGCCATTACGTTTATTTTTTATTTAGTCTGAAGCTAGGAGCTATAGAATAATTATATCCAGCTGTTTTGTTATATATCAATCTCAGATTAAAGTTACTTATACCATTAAGCGGTAAGAACTGTACATTATTATCTACCTTATAACCATTTATAATTTTCTGAGAATCATTTAATGTGGAATTGACAACAGGGTAGGTATTATTTAGATTAACATCACCGGACTTAAGAACGTATAACTGTAAATTACCAAGAATATATCTAGGTAAAATATTAGATTGTATGTAACCGTTAACGTCGTCTACTATATTATCTTCATTTCCAAATCCATATATCGGGTTAATATACTTATTGAAAAATGAATAAATTCCTAACTCAGATAAAACCTGTACTAATCTTTTATCTAAATAAATATCCAAAATAAATTTTTTGGAATCTTCATAAAACACAACTTCATATTGATTGTCAGGTTTAAGTATATCTTGACCCAATGTTAAAAGCTCCTCTTCGGTATTAGCTCTTATAGCATCAAATGTTTCAACACTTATAGAATCCTCTATCTTCATAATTTTAGACCCAAAGAATGATCTTTTTTCATTTATGCTTCTAGTACCGACTATGTCTATTTTTGTACCCTTCTCAAAGAATTTCTGGAAATAACTTGCGTCCCAATTGGTTTTGAATGTATAAAAATCTTTATAGTCTATAGCTATTTGACCTGATAATGGATAGACTGGTAATGTTGAAGAATTTAGAGAAAGACCGGTAACCGAATCTGGATTTACATCATTAACTTTATGTAGATAAAAATTACGTATATTACCAAAATTATTTAAGAACATAAACTGAGTGTTCTTATCCTTCATTTTATCTTTAACATAATATTCTTTATCTGTAATACTTAGTTCAAGGTCTACTACATAAGGATCTTCAAAAAAGATTATATCTTCAAATTTAGGTTGATAATAACCGATATGTCTATAAATAGGTGATATTTTAGAATTATCTCTACCAAATTCCAATCTATTACCAGATAGAACATTCGTATCCGTAGATATATTAGATCTATCTATAACGTCATACGGTCTAAGATAATTAGGCTTCATCGTATAATTAGCTGTTTGTAATTCAACTAAAAACATATTGTTCTGTATGGTACAATCTTCCATAATTGTAACATACTTAATAGATGGGTCACCTTGATTAACCAGGTTCTGAATATAACCAAATGAAACTTTATTTAATCTATTAGTCCAAAAGTTATAACCACCATTGATATACGTATAGTTACCATTTTCTACTGCAAAATCACTTAACGCAGTATATAAAGGAGGTGCTGGTAAAAGTGTTGAAACATCAGCGATATTTACAATATTATTATTGACAACATTTGTTACAAAATAATTTTTAGGTGAGGCGCCTGAAGGTAATACCAATAATTGATTATAGCCTCCTTCATTATTATTAAGGATCTCTTCGGTAAATAACGTCCCTTGGCCTACAGCATTTTCAACACCTAGTAGATATGAAGTATTAGAGCCTGCATTAATAAATGAGTAGCCAGGTTGAGCATTTATTGAACCTGATAAAACTATATCTTGGTAATTATTCGCAGGAATATTAGCAGTATCTACAGAAATAACTTTACTCTTTAACGCATACAGAATTGTTCTATCTATAAAATCAGAACTTTCTAAATAAGGTGAATTTTCATTGTCTAAATAATAAGTAGAACATAAGACATCATCTATCTTAATATAAATTAAAAGTGTAATTGACTTAAATTTTCTATTTTCTATAAATTCATATTCTATAGTCTTCCTTTCAACACCACCATATTCACCGCTATGAGGGATTAAAACACACGAAAACTTATAATCATTATAACGTGTATCATACTTAGTTTTAATAGATGATATATCATAATTAACATCTATGATATTTTCAACTCTTTCTTTAACTATAACTTTAACTCCTCTAAATAGAGTTGTTGCAAAGTTCTGGGAAGATGCACCTTCAAATACTGAATATCTATATTGTTTTTTAACAGCAACTGGAATTTCATCCAGTACCGTATACGGTTGAGTAATATTAGATGAAGTTCCAGTAGCGTTATCTAGTACCGGGTATTTTTGATAATCAACAGTAAAATAATCTGTAAAATAATCTTCATTACAATTTAATAAACCGGTATTAGTGACATCTATTTTATTCGGGAAGTAACTAAAAACTTTATCTAAATTATTGATATTTAATAAACCATAATACTTTGGTAAACTTTGTAAGTAATACCATTCATGTGTAAAATAATCAGTGTTTCTATATTTCTCTTCAGATGATGGCGCAAAGTTAGTAATACCAAAAGCTTCAGATACAGTGAGTCTATAGTCTGTTTCCCTTACATTTTTACCATTTCTGTATACCCATTTATTAATGTATGGTACGGTCCTTGAAGGAACTGATGTTTCCAAGAGGCTATTTTCCTTAAGCCTTTCATATTCACATTCTATATTAGATTGTGGTAATGTTGATTGACCTTTTAGAAATGAATTAACCTCTGAAGGTAGAGTATTAAGAAGTGTTGTAAAACCAGTCTTGTTATAAAACTCTTCAATATCCTCTTGTGTCATAGCTGATGAACCTCCAAAATCGCTGTAATAGTCTTTTTCAACATTAAGTTCTTTTTCATCACCATACTCAGTACTTAAAAAATCGAAGTCCATAGACTTCATCGGGAATATTGAAAATCTGCCAAATGGTATATCATACAATTCATAAAGATAAACAGATCCCATAGAATCTCTGAATATATCATACTTATCATCTATAGAAACAACGCAATACTTATCAAAATTATTAAAACCGGTTAATACACCATTCTTATCTCTAATTTCCTCATCTGTGTAATAGAAAACGTTTTTAACCTTAGATATAGTCTCTGATTTTTTCTTATCATTCGTAGTTCTTAAATATCTATTAGGAACATTGAATATACTGAATAAACCCAGATCGACTATAGTTTTACTTTCAGGATTATTTGTGCCACCTTGGAAGTAATACAGCGTGTAATCCTGCTGCGGAAATGCAGGTGATGATGTTATCATACTCACCTGATTTGATATCATATATGTATTTCTACCAATTACCAGGTCATTGAATCTAGGTCCTGCAACCTTAGCTATTATTACTACTTTATTACCTATAGATACTGATTCAAAAAGACGCTCTTTTATATTATTGATAGCCGTAGACATTGCTTTGGCTATCTCATCAATTGTACCACTGGGGCAAAAGCTTAAACCAACTGCAGTACCTGGTGTAGTTACAGAAGGGTCTGCAGTAATTATATTCTGATATAAACTAGCAGAAACTGCTTTAGTTATACTAACTTCACTAGTTCCAGTTACTGTAATTTCAAAATCATCATCTACACAACTAAAATTCTTTTCACTTAAAATAAGCTTTCCGTTACGTATTGAAGTAGTGTATCTTTCAAACAGAGGTAATGTTGAATTGTCTATATTATATTCAAAGTCTGATAATGCAACTAATTCGTTAGACGATGATAAAGTAAACGTTAGAATATCTATACCCTGATTGTTAGTTATAGATATTGTATCACCTGCATTAGCATCTACAACCTCTATATTATATGACTGTTTAGATGGCAGTGTAACCACATACGAATCACCGACAGGTATCTCAGTTAAAACCTCAATAAATGTTGAAGATTTACTAGACTTATCTGGAAATTTACCGTATGTTGTTAATATAGTCTCTTCAAATCCTGTGAAATCAGAAACGTCTATTTCAGTGTCCTGTAATCTAACCTCGTCTGATAACCAACTGTTATCATAATTTAAGTTATAAAAGTCTCCGCTTTTACCCTTGACATAAAATATGCTATCTAAATTTGAACTTTCACTATATGAAGGTATAAAACTATTAGCATCTAAACCTGATATTGGATCTATAGAATAAGTCGTGGTAGTAAAAGATGTGTCTACATATAGTTTAACACCAAACTGATTCGTGATAGTAAAACTATTCTCGTTATTAGATGCACAGACATCAGCATTTATAGGTTTAGTCTGTTTATCACCCTGTGATCTAATATAAAATTTATTACCGTCTAATCTAAATGTACCTTCGTTTACAGCATTAACATACAGGCCAAAATATCTATTTATTTCAAATGATTTAGCATCTGGGTCATCAAATAAAAATTCCAGATTTAATATATTAGAGGCAGTTAATCTATTTCTTTCAAAACCAGATGTAATGAAATAATCATTCTCCATTATAGTTCTATCAACAGTGAATAATGTATCATATAAATTTTCAGCCTTGCTAGTAAAACCTCCTGGTTTATTTATGTTGATACCATTATAATAAGTTGGTTGATCAGATCTGTTTGAAAAATTTATTGCAGATACTGGAAAACCCTGGCCATTTCTATAATTTCTAATGTACTTACCAATATTCGTTGAATTTGTTAAATCAAACGTTTTGATTATTTTAGCCTTAGATAAAAACAGGCTCTTAAGATTTTCTGGATTGTCTACTGTAGAAGCATTAGCATTTTCACTTGCAGCGTCTTTGTTATTAACTGTAACAGGTCCGTCTACTCTAAAAATAATAAAATAGTCCGGCATATTAGTTTCAAGCCAGATCGGCGCAAATACGCCGAACTCCTCTTTATAAGATTCTGAATTTACAGAGTAAGAACCATAGCAATAATCTAAATCGTATTGCATACCATAGCTATCTAAAACGCTATAATCTGAACTCGGTTTCTTAACGCCATAAAATAAATCTGAAGATAAATTTGAAAAAACTCTTGCAACGTCAAACTGATATGATGAAGACGCAGAAGTTTTAACTGCTTTATACTTTGATTTAGCCAACTCTTCATTAGCATTTATACTTTCAATAAAAGTATTGTTAGAACTATCTACAACAACTTTAACGTTACCAGTTATTTTAGGATTAGTTCTAAGTAAACCGAATGAAGCATTTTCTAAAATCTTAATACTCATTTATACTTTGAACTTATTTGTTAGTTATCGGGTTCGTTGTTGCTAGATTTATATTTGGCTGTGTACCTGGTATATTCTTAGTTAAATCTTTAATCGCGTTAGCAATAGAAATAGATGGTATATTATTTATACTTAAATTATCTACTGAATATTTAGCAAAAATTTCCAAATCGAAAGAAAATTGATTATTATCAATATCCAAGAAATCAAAACCCATTTGTTTAGCAAAGATGACATCAGTTGTTAAGCCAGTGTAGTCTCCTGCTATCGATCCAAAACCCTTTATACCTTTACCGTTAAAGTCTGTCATTCTATATTGGAATACTAAAGGTATAGATATAGCATTTCCTTCACCTACAATAATAGTTCTAACAGAAAGTGCATTATCACCTGATACAAGCAAACTGTCTTCATCTCTAGGTAGTAAAAACATATGAGATCCGCAGCTAGCTTTACCTAAAAGATATTGATCTAAAGGATCAAAGGATGACTTAACTGTATTACCCGCTACCTGATCATAATAAAAACCTGTTTGCTTTTTACCATTATTTACTGAAGATGATAGCGTTGCAGTCTTTGCCATTCTTACAGAATCTTGTGCAATGGCAGGTGTAGAAAATGTTTGATTTTGTACTAAAGGATGAGCAGTATGAACTAATATAACAGTACCTGAACTATAGTCAGTAGCAGTAGCAGGATCTGTTGTAGAAGTAGTGAGAGGAGTACTACCGATATAAGCGCCGTTCCATATAAAATCCGTGATACCTGTAGTCTGTGCATAAATACTAGGACTTACAGTGTACTCATAATCTAAAAGTGTAGGTACAGATGGTACTAAACCCGTATCTATGTTAATATCAACATAAAAATCATCAGTACTACCTATATTTCTATATCTGCAATACGCAAATTGACCTCTTGATTGACTGCTCTGTCTATATGAACTTGGATTTTTAACCATGTCGTTTATAGTATATGAAGCAATAGGTAACGTTGTAGTTGAAACAGGCTGTGAAAAACCAATAGGCACATAGTCATACTTACCTCTTGTTGTGTAATACGTATCTGAAACCACGAACGGGTCTATTGTTGTTGCAGATACTCCAAATTTACCACCGGATTCATATGCACGCTTTGTTCTATCGCCTGATATTCTAGAGATTAGTTCAAGTGCAGTTGCTTTAACATTCGATAACCTAATAAAATAATTCTTGGATACGATAGCACCTTTCCTGATATTTAAGTTCTGAACATCTTGTGAATAGTAACCTGCAAAAAGAGTTGTTAATGTATCTTTTTGTATAGGTGTAGATACGCCATTATTATCTAAAATGTTGATAGCAAGTTCACCCTTAGTTCTTTGTATAAATTGCTCTAATTGATCTATCTTAGTCTGTAATGAAACCAATGCATCAAATAATGTAATAGGCGTTTGTTCAGCAGATAAAAAGCCTGAAGCTATTGCAGTACTTGCATGTGCAAAGTATTTTCCGTTTGCACTAAACGATGACGACAAATGTGTATCTATACCCTTTGACTGTAAGTCTTCATTTAGTTGAACTCTTGCAAGCTCTTTCTCGTTCTGTGATATTATTGCAGAAGTCGTATCAGGCTGTATAAGATCCTGTGGGAAATCAACCCTTACTACATCGCTATAATCAGACTCCAGTGCATTAGAAGGATATCCAGCTTCAGATACAGACTTAATTCTTATCTCCACTGATTCACCTTGTTGTATAGGAATGTCTAACTGGTTGATGTTTACAGTATCTGCATTTTCTACATTTTCTATAGCCCATGAATACTGACCTGTCGCCTCATCTATTATCCTTTTTCTAACTACAGTCGGTGATATAACCCAGTTCGTGAATGCACCATTTCTTTGTGCACCATCTTTATCTATAAAGGTTAGCTGTTCAATATTATTTGCAGTACCTGCTGTATCGACATATCTATATTCAATTATAAATTGAACAATTTCTTGGTTACCTGTAAACTTGGAAAACTTAGGATCTGGTATTTGCCAGAATCCTCTTACTCTATACTTCGGCTGAGCATTTATTAAATCCTGTGATGTAGACTTTGCTTGAATATCCTGTACAGTAGATGCAAATAATTGAGCAGTAGTTGTTCTAGAATCTACAAGTGACTGTAATTCATTTAAGTCTTTATCACGCTCAACATCGCTGCTATATTGCTTGGTGTTAATGGTAGTTCTCTTGATAGCTATTGCAGAATCCTTTTCTTTGATTTCAGATGCTAATCTATTTCTATCATCTGCAAGCCTTTTAATATCATCAATTACAGGATTGTCAGTAATATGATTATTGATCTGAACAACTTTAAAATCACCTGCTGCTATACTAGGAACATCCGGTTTAATACCGAATGCTGAAGGTATCATTTTATCTTTTGAAAATGAAAGAAGCATTTGGCCAAAATCAACCGCCTGATTTCTATAAAATGTATCAAGGGATAATGATTGACCGCTCTGTAATGTTATTGATAACTCATTAGTTAAAAAAGCAGTACCTGGTGACCACAGTTCTGAAGGTAATTTAGAATCTGGATCTACGGGTTTAATAAATGTAACTAGATACTCATCAAAACCGATTGGGATATCTATAGCTACATTATCTTCTAGACCCTTATAAATTGAAAGAACGTTAGCGCCAATACCTATGGCATCATAACCTTCTATAATCTCTAATGTTACTGTATTACTACTTGCATCAATTTCAGTTACTCTATATCTGGTATTTTTATTAGAAGAGTTAACCATTAACTGGTCACCTATCTTAATACTCAATGTATCTGATGTTCCTGAAAATACATCAGTGTATGTAAGTTTATTTAACTTATAAGTCTTTCTCCTTATATCACTTGTTACACCATTAACCAGGACTTGTTTTGTAACATCTGATATTTTAATGACATCAAATGATCCTGTATAATTAACTGTTCTAGGTGGAACTGGTAAAATTTCCTCATCTAAAATAAAAGTTATGCTCTGTGAAAGAAGACTTAACACTAGATCATTAAAACTAATATCTGATCTACCCTTAAGGTTTTTATTAAAATATCTTCTTTTTTCTTCGTTATCGATTTGTAAAAGATATCTTCTTACAATTACATTTTCAGTTGTGATAGGTATCTGACCGCTTAGATCTAATGTAACATACATCAAAGGGTCTATAAATGACTCAAAGAAATAATTACTTTTAATATTAAATGCCGTAGGAGCAGCTATCGATTTAACATTCTCTGCAGGTAATTTTAGTTTGGATGCTATAATTTTTCTATAACTACCATCAGATAATCTAACATTAACATCAGTATCACCGACAGCAGTTAAATTTTTAATGTTATGTTCAGCATCCGTAATTCTCTTCAATAAATGACCAAAACTCGGTACCTGTATACTTTTAAGATTTTCATTATCATCAAATAGCTCTACAGTTACTGATTCCCTGTTTGTTGTGATAGCTTCATTTAGCCTCTGGAATATCTCAAGAGCATTTCTGTTCAGTCTTATAAACTGAGACATTAATGTCGATAATGAATTTTTAGTATTACTCATATTACTTTAAAATGTCTATTGCAAAATTATAATTTGTACTGTCAGTACAGATTAGTTCAAATATAGGCTTTGTACTTAAGTCAGCAGCTGGTATTGTAGCTATTGCTAAACCTAATGAACCTTGTCCAAAGTTATCTAACTTATCAGTGTATATAATCACGTTCTTCCCGTTTATACCGAATGTAGTGTCAAAAGAAAATCTTATAACTTGACCTTCATTAAATTTAATAGCGCTATCATCAATATAAATTTTAACGTCGGAAAGTGCACTATTCGTTGTATTTACCCTAATCATATTAGTAAACACTTCAAGTTTAGTGTAAGCTTTAATCGTATTCTGATTAAGATCCAATGGGTTTGTAGATGTTATAAGCGTATTCATTGCTAGATCACTAAAAATACTATTCATATTAAACTGCTGAACCGTATTAATGACTCTAACTATATTAGGTGTAGACTTATCTAAAGAAATACCATCACCTGCTTTTAATACATCAACATTATATTGTAAATTCACTGGTATAGTACCATTTACTATTTGAGTAATCGTATCATTAGTATTAGCAATCAAATCAATTATAGAACTTGAGCTAGATAAAGCCAATTGTGCATTATTAACCTGAGCTTCAACAGTAGTAAGTCTCGTCTTTAATTCATTAACATCTTCTTGTGAGAAGATCATTGACTCTAAATCGTTAACTCTATTATTGATGTCAATTAAACTATTCTGTGACTCAACGAGAACTTTAACAGCCTCTTGTAATTGTACTGAAGTATCAATAAACAAGTCCATTGAAAACTGACTGTAGTCATTAATGATCGTTTCTATTGTTGAGTTATCAACACTGGTATCAAAGTTCATATTAAGCTTTAAGCCATATGAATTACCATTAAGACCTGTAACTAAATTAGGTTTGAACTTTTCAAATCTCTGAATATAACTAGTAGAAGCAGTATCTGTTACATTATCTATTAGTACAACACCGTAGAGATTGGTTACCCTATCAGAAGGGTTAGAAACATCATACAAATCATAGTACACTAATATAGCGTTAAAGCTAAAATTCTTAGCCTTGTAACTTGAATTGTATTCCTGAATTGTACTTATAGCTGGATCTACAGCGATATCATAATAATCATCAGCGTTCCAGTCTATACTTATACCGTCAAGTCTGTTACGTAGATATGTGATAGGTGTAAAAGGATCAGCACCTGGATAATCAGTTGAATATTTAGTTATCTCAACCGATGTTGAATCTTGAAATGTAAACGGATCTGTAAAGTAACTATCTGTATTTGAAGTGTTCCACCATTTAGCTAAAGGATCTGTATATGTTATTGCAACATCCTCGTCATAAAATGCAAATGTACTTAAACCATCAGGATGTAACGTAGATGAGTTTCTACCATAAATATATTCATTATTACCAGGTGATATAATCATATCCGGTAAATAATTATTATCTGAAACTGTTTCAAATAAAACTATAGGTGTATTACCAACTCTAGTCGGTACGTTAAAATAGATTTCAGTATATGCTTGTCCGCCCTTATCTACGTTATTAGTTACATCAATATCGCCAAGGTATTCTACAACTCTGCTATATCTTCTAGTACCACTATTGGCTATAGCCTCTTCAGTGAATACAGTTCCAGCCGAAGAACTTTTTTCAGTAGCTCCAGCATCTTTAAATCTTATCGCACCTAATTCCTTTAACCATTTAAAGAATACCCTTTCTGCTACTGTTCTTTTTAGATCAGTATCAAAATCATTATCAGCCATGAGCAATGACTCTATATTAAGAGCATAGTTCTGGAATGATTCGGCTAAATTTACATTGTTATCAGAGTTTAAACCATTGAATATAGCGCCATCGATTGTCCTAAACTGGATGTAGTTTTCCTTATGTAAAGGTACCTCTATGTTAGGTATATTTAATAGAGCATATTTCGAAAATTGAAATTTTAACTGATCATTATTAAATGTTTTAGATAAGTCTTTAGCCGCGGATGCAAAAGCATAAAATACTCCACCGCTGACCTGAGGTGTTCTAATTAAAGGTGTTGCCATCTATTAAGAGAATGTTACATTATGATATGCTACTGCGTACCAGGAACCGTTACCTGAAGAGTCTTGCATATAACGTAATGTAATATTAGAACCTGCTTCATTCAGACTAACTACCTGATTGGTATATGCGGTACTAGTACCAAATACAAACTGGCTAGTACCAGCAGCTTGTATGTCTATTGAACCAACTATCTGTTCACATGAGAACGTAACCTCTTGACCGAAGTAACCGTCTCCTACTGAAATTGTATATGCTGTAGCTGAAGTATTTTTAATTGTATAGTTTCTATTTCCTGTAGTAGGATCGACAGTAACTGAAGAACCTGTGATATTAGAATCTAGTACAGCAAAGCTATCGTGTGCTATCAAACCGTTTACTGTCATTACTGCAGTCGGTGATGTGAATGTAATGTCATTATTTATATTGAATACAGAGCTACTAATTTCCATATAATAAGATGAAACAGGACCAACCCTAAGTTCACCAGTCTGTAATGATACTAAACCGTCAATGGTTCCAGCATCCGGATCAATATAAGCCTCGATCGCATTTATTTCATCCTTAAGGATATTAAAATTGTCATTAATTATAGGACGTGAAGCTGTTAGAGAATCTGTACCTAAAATTGTCGTTACTGTTATTGCCATCTTATTTTATTTTATTGTTAGTACGTTTTTAGTAGTTGTTTTTTTATTACCATTACTGTCTTGTAACTCCAGGCTTAATGTGTATCTACCAGATCTTTTGAATAAATACGTAAACCATCTACCTGTAAAGTATATATCATCCGTTCCAGGGCTGTCAATATTTTTAAGGGTCCATTTAGGAATATCTTTACCTGGTATTTTAGTCATATCATAAGTGAATGTTAAATGCACTAATTTAGGTAAAGCTATGCCATTAACCAAGAATCTCGTATCATTATAAGTTGGATTATTGATTTCTGTCAAGTCCTCATATCTTATATCAATAAAAGGTTCCTGCCATACAAAATTTATCCAATCACCGTTCTGACTTGTAAACTTACCAACAGCCTGTACGAATTGTAAGCTAAGATTACCTGCTGTATCTACATCATATACTTTATTGTAGATGTATTTACTAAATATCGGATCGACAGTAGAGTTCAAATCATCTGCAGCCTGTGCTAAGTCATTTGTTGTAAACAAGAAAGTGCTAGTATAGGGATATGGGTATCTCTGTTGCATTGTCATTGACTTACTTGAAGTTACTCCGTATATTCTAAAATTAGCTGGTGTATCACCACTTATCTTACATGATTGCCACCATAAATGATATGAATCATCCCATGTTCCTGCTCCAGTATTATCCCAGTAATACGGACCAGATGTAAACAAGTCTTTATAAACGTCTATCCCAGGGTTTGAATAATGATAACATAGCGATTGATCAGGGTTGCTATTATTTAGTATATAGTTAGCTCTATCTAAAGCCTCATACAAGCTAGCTTCACCGTCAAAATAAGTTGAATCCGGTGCTATAGGTAAATCCCAACTAGAACCATATTCATTCCAGATGTATTCAGGGTATATGCGAACTGGTGGTTTACTCAAATCTATAGGAGGTGCAGGTGGTAATTCTTTCATTCCTACCAAATTACTCCACGAGTACTCATTTTCTTTAAATTTATAGAAACCTATAAACTCAACTTCTTTAGATAAAACCTCTACATAATCCTTATAGATTTTAGAAGACATGTTATTATACATGTCATAGAGTCTTATTTCAACACTGTACATACCCACATAAGGTAAATTTAGTGCTATTGTTTCATATGTACCTATATCACCTCTAACATTAAATTCGTATGCAGGTGTCTCATCGGCTTCTTTAAAAACCCTCCATTCCATTTCATAAAAACTAGATCTACCAAAGGTGTCCCATGAATTA